CCATATATGCTTCAGCATTTTCACGGCGGAACCAGCCCAAGCCTTTCTGCATTACATCGTATGCTTGGAGCATTTGCGCACCCATAATAAGGTCGTACATGCTCAGTTCTTCGGCGGTTAGCTCAACGCTTTCCCCTGTAAAAGGGTTTGATACCGTGTCGCCTTCGCTGTATACTTGTCCGTCGAACCATTTAGGCATTTCTTGTTTATTCTGCATCTTCAATTTCAGCTAAGTAGTTATCGTAATTAGTGCATAGTTCGCCGATCATGTACGCTTCAATGTCATACATAAGATCTTCTACGTATACAACCATATCGTCGTTCCAACTGCCGTTAAGGTGGTTGAATATCTCGTAAGGTCCTGGTTGGTAGTAGTATACGTTTTCACCCAAGATAGGGCCTTCGTTGTCAACGTTAATTATCCACACTTCATAGCCGTCAGCGGTAGACTCAGGACCTACATACGCATCGTAGTTTTCCATATAGTTATCGGTAAACCTATAGTTTGTGTCGTTAATTGTGTTGAATTCTTTAAGTATGCTATCAAAGCCGGTTAGCTCTTCGGGGTTTGTTGGTATAAATTTAGTTTCCATTATATTACATCGTTTTGTGGTTGAATAAGGTTTGAATCGCCGCGTAGCATAGTGGTAGCGTCAACAGGCATGTCGCTATCGCTGAATACAACTAGGTTTGATATGTCGCGAACGGTTAGTTCGTCCCAGAATAGTGTTGAATCTAGCTTAGCTATTACCATGCCTACGGTAAACTCGTAGTCTAGCTGGTTAGCAATTAGTTTTGCTTTTACGTCAGGGTTAAGACGTTCGTAAAGTGATAATCTTTTCATAGTATATATAGTTTTAAATTAGTGCGTGTGCAATTAAATACTCTTCGAGCTCAGGTACATCGATGAACTGCGTAAGGTCGTTGAACGACATAGGGTTACCGTAGCCGTCAAGTGTTAGCCACTTGTCATCAAAGTTGTAGCGATCGTTATTACTCGCTGCAACCGTCTGACGTATAGTCAGTTGCAACATTTCGAAAGCTTCATCGTCGTTAGCATACACGTGGTCTTGCGGCGCAGTGATGTAGTCACACATCGCATTCCAGTGCGATGCAAGTTGTGCTTCGCTGAAGTCGCTTGTCCAGTCGTGACCAGGGTACAAGTCTAACACTTCGCTATTGCGCCATTCGCATTCCCAGCCGTGTGCGTCGATAAACGCTTGTAGCTTAGGGTGAACGCCGAACACCCAATCGGGTGAAGTGTCGTGGTAGTTGACGTAGTCAGTGCCGTGAGTGCCGTCGACTAGTATAGCCGAGTATATGCCTTCCATTGACATAACGTTTACGCCGAACTGTTCGTGTAGCTGACGCTCGAAGGTATTTTTAATTGTTGTCATTTGTTATTCGTTTATTATATTATCGTTCGCTGTTCGTATTAGTTGTGTAAGCTCTTGCGAAAAAGGTCAGCCGCAACTTCAAGCATGACAAATGAATGCATTTCGTTGAACTCTTCATCGCTATCAAACTTTAAATGGTCGGTTTGCCAAGCCACGGTATCGTACAAGTGGTCCTGCATATAGCTAGCTATTGACGCTATAATATCCGTGTATTCTTCTTTGTTAGTCATAGTGTTATCTTAAACATGTACCATAACCTTTACGACGCGACGACTTTGCGATCGCTGCCGCTTGGGATTGAGACATAATTTGTATTTCGTTACCTGTTTTATGGTTTGTAATTGGTGCACAACCGTACCGCTCAGTGTTAGAGCACGACACACAAGTGTTGTAGCCGTACTTGACGCGGATTGGGTGTACTTCTCGTGTACCGCATTTGCATATCATAGTAGTTTGTTTTTGTTACAAGTATATTATCGACACTTGCTCGTGTTAGTTTTGTATTTAATAATACTTACTATCTAGAGGGCGCTTGAACCGCTCTGGCGCGTATTTATTGTATATCTCGAGCGCCTCACGACTATGACTAAGTTTCTCGAGTATAGCATTTATTTCGCGGTATTGGTCGAAGCCACGTGACCATTTGCGATGGTCGTCTGAGTAGTTGTAGTACCAGTCGTGTGTACGACACTTGTTTTCCAGAGCTTCCAAGCTCACCTCAATAGATAGTATATTTGTCATTTTTAGTATTTTTTAAGTTGATAAGCGTATGCCCAGTGTCCGTTGTCTAAAGAGACTACAACGTTTCGGTCGTATACGAGTGCCCATTTGACCTCGTCAACTTCAGTGCCGTACTTATCGCCGTTAGTAATTTCAATTTGTTCGACTGTAGCAAGTGCGCGTGGTTCAGTGCCGAATCCACCGCGTACCCATACCGAGTCGCCTGTTTTCAGTGTATTTCTCATTTTTCAATATCTTTAATGTAGAAGCCGTAGCCCATACTCATTTCTTCATTATCGCGGCGGTAGAAACCGTCGTCATCATCGTCACTGTCAAGGTCGTTATCCCAGCTTTCTTCGATATGTGTTTCGAACTCGAGGTACAATTCGTTTTTACTTTTGTCCCCATAAGTAAAGCGTGAGAACATTACTTCACCTTTATCGGCATATTGTTTGAGTAAGTTAAGTGCAATATCGATTTCGGTGTCGTTTTCGTCGAGCTTGTAGTAGTCACCGGCGCAACCGCATCGGCAGTTATCGAGTCGGCCTTTATACACTTGCTTAATGTCTTTAGTGTCGAAATCAATGACTTCGATAAAGTCTAGTGGTTTAGCGTTGATTTTCATATCGTATATAGTTTATAGCGTCAACAATCGTTTTTTGCTGAGGTACGTTGTATACTGTACCGTCGTTCATATGTAGTTTATTCATTTCCGGTGCATAAGCGTGACGCTCTAAGCACTTAACATTACCGTATCTCATTTCTCTTTGGTTTTAAAGGTTAAAAAAAGACCCCATTAACTGCGTGTACCTTGCAGAACCTATGCGCCTTGTTCTTATGGGTAAGGGGTGGGGTCATCTCTTAATTATTAAAGGTTTGGTCAAATATTATTTTGATTTTTGGGTAGTCAATTAGACAACTACCCACATATTCTTCAGCAAACTCACACATCACCTCTTTCTCTTTCTCAAGCAATGACTCTGCTAACTCAAGTATTCTTTCGTTGTACATATAAGGTATACTATCATCATCATTGATACGTTGCTTGATTATATCAATCAACTCTTGCATTGGTGTTTTCATTTCTCTTTGGTGTTAAAGGTTTAACAGTTTTTAGCTTCAAACTCAGTGAGCAGGTCCATTAGTGCTTCAATATCGTTAGGGAATAGCTCGCACTTAGACGACTCCATTTCGTAGAATACTTTGTTAGGGTATTTGTACATTCGTCCGTCGTCGTAGGCGAAAGCTTTGTAGTATAAATCCGTATACACAGGTTGCATTGTTTTCGTTTTAACACGTTTGTTAATTGGCCACATGGTAATGTTACCTGGGTTACCGTTTTCAACCGCTTTGCTGTAGTGCTTGAGTAGGTTAACTCTGAATCGGTTTTCAACGAAGCCGTCGAGTGAGTGTGCAACTCGTACATAGCCGGTTGATGGGTACACCGCAGCTAAGCGGCCGTTTTTAAGTTGGAAGTGTAATGTTCCCTGTTTAGTAATGTGGTAAAGTTTCATAGTAGTAGTTTTTATATTCGTTTATATTATCGACTCGCTATCGTATTACTTTTGTAATCCCATTTGCATTTCGTGGTCCGCTACCAAGGTCATCGATATCGGTGAGTGACAACTCAACTTCGTGCTCTTCACTAGAAGCATCGTCTTCACACTCCATCTCCGCCAACGCAAAGTGGCGCATAACATCATTCCGCAATGCTGGGTACTTCTCAATTACCCCGCGGCTATAGGTGTATAATTCTCGTAAATTCATAGTATTCTTATTAGTATTTGTAATCCCAGAGTTTAGTGTGAGAGAAAGTTTTACCTTTACGGCTAACACCCTTCATACCGGTTTTAGTCTTCCACTCTTTATAAGTGGTGCCACTGCAAAACCCGAACTCGTCAGTTGCCTCAGCGTGTCTCTCTGCCATCGTCTGCTTCCGAATTTCCTCGCAACGTTGCATGTATAATTTCATTTCAGTCATAGTAATTTGTTTTCTTGTTACACATATATTATCGATACTCAATCGTATTAGTTTTGTAAAACAAAAGTAGGTACTTCATTTACTTAAAAAAAAATAGTCGTAGGTATTAAGCTACTCCTCTGTGTACCTAAAAAAAAATGTTGTAAACGAAAAAGGTGACAATAGCTAATTAAGTAAATATAGTAGTAGGCTATCGTCGCACTTTTGGTGAGGCCATTGCACCCGTGTATAGCACTAAAAAACCTTCGTGTAGGTTGGAGTCTACTCTTCCGATGTTATTTCAGCATCAGGCCGGTAGTGTATAGCAAAAAGAGAAGTTTACTTCTTCTCTTCGCTAGGACGGTGGATTCGATAGACTAGTTCACTTGGTTCGCTCATTTTAGCTATTTCAAGGAAGCGTTCTAGTTTCTCAAGGGTAGGCTTTAGGTTTTCGAACGGTTGTTGCACTGGTATTACAGCGTATAGCATTCGAAGTTCGTCGGTTGTTAAATCTAAGTAATGTCTCATAGTTTTTATTTCTTTATTATATTATCAAGGTTTACTCGTAGTGGTTTTGTAAATCGAACAACAAGTAAGTGGTTACTTGGTCAGGTTGTTGTATAGTCAATGTGCTGTCTGTAATATCAAGAACATTTGTGTAGTCAATAGATTCGGTTTTGATCATTTTATTGAATTCACCTAGTGCTTCAAAGAAGTGGATGCTGTCAGGCGTTACTTGGATGTCAGTACGGATGAAAGCATTCGAAGACCATACATCGATTGTGGAGTCACTTTCAGCTATAACGTGAGTTACTTCGTACAGTTGTGTGTTTGATGCACATGATGCAAGTGCTAGTGCTGCTGCGGTGTATTTTAGTAGTTTCATATTGTAAGTTTAATATATTATCGTTTGTTGTTCGTAGTATCTTTGTGAGTAGCAACTGCACCGCCTACCACGATGCTTGTTGCAGTTAGGAGTAGTATAGCAACCATTATTCAGTTGCATCTACTACTTCAACAATCGCCTCACTCGCTAACACATTTTTAGGTGCATTAGTACTTTGAGACCAGTAGCCTCTCTTAGCCCAACAAGGTAAGATGTTTAGCTTAGGCAACATTACTTTCAACGCTTCATCGTGGTTGTAAGTTATAGTTTGGCCTTTGTTGTTAGTGAAGGTAATCACTTGGTTACGGCCGAGCCATGATTTGCGCACTACAAAGTTCTTGCGCTCGATTGGTGGAAAGATTTCTGCTTTTTGTTCGTCGCTCATGTTAGCGATCGCTTGAGTTAATAATTCAGATTTTGTCATAGTATTTGTTTTTATTAGTTACATTTATATTATCGTAGTAGTGTCGTATTATTTTTGTAAGGAATACTTTCTTACTTCGAACAACTCAGTTTCAGTTAGGTCTTTCAACTTCTTGTTGTATAGCAACTTTGAGTTGAAGATTAGTCTTGATGGCCAAATTGGTGTTGTGTTTATTTGTTTGTCAGTCATGTTATATTCTTTTTTTGTTACACTTATATTATCGAATTCACTTCGTATTCGTTTTGTAGAGAGCTAACTTATAGTTGTATAGCAACTTTGTTAAATTGTCGAGCTCGTTAAAGCGTACGTTTGACAGGCCTTCGTGCACGATTGTGTCGTACACTTCTATTTTGCATTGGTTGTATAGCATCTTGTCTTTAATCATAATAGTATCTCTTTTGGTTACACTTATATTATCGGATGCACATCGTATTATGTTTGTAAATAGGTGATGAGTGTATTACCCTAGGTATTTAAATGCTATACGCGTTGCTATACATCGGGGCTGCGACAGGCGCCACGTACAGCTGTGCTGGTGGTAACTTATCCTGTCGTCTTAGTACTCCCCTAACAGATCAGCCTCGTCAGACTGAATCTGTGTTCTTTACAGGATGCAGGCCCAGCTGTGGCACCAGGTTCTTATGTTGCTGGCCTCTGCGCGGATTAAGCTACTAGGCTGTCCTGCTTGCAGTCTGTTTCGTTGGCTTACTCCAATGTTAAGCGACTGCTCCTGTTATGTTGTGGCGCGGCGTCCGCCTGATTACGAGCCCGATTGTGGTTGTTACTCAGTATCTAATTCATACATCGCATCCTCTTCAAGGTCCATCATCTGATCCAAGAAGATCAGTAGGTTGTCCATGTTCTTTGGTCTGGTCGCAGACACACAAAGGTAAAGGTCTTGTAGTAGTGAGTAGTTTGAATCAGTCATGTTAATCTCTTTTGGTTACATTTATATTATCAGTGAGGGTTCGTAGTAGTCCTGTAGGTTAACAGCGCTCCTCGCGGTAGTCGTCATACCACTCTTGCAGTAGCAGGCTGTACTCCATTTCAACGTCCGCGTCACACAGTCCTGGTATGCCTGCTTTTTCACGTCTGCTTTGGCAGATGTTCTTAGCTGTTCTGTATGCGTCTTCCGAGCGGTCGAGGTAGTATTCAAATCTTGTCATGTTAATCTCTTTTGGTTACATTAATATTATCGTAATCCCGTCGTATTACTTTTGCAAACCTTCGTCCATACACTCAGCTGCAAGGTGGTCGTCAAGAGCGTCCTGCGTGAACATGTCTAGGTCCGCGTAATTTTTGCCGAACAGGCGTTGCGCGTAAAGGTCTGCGTGCGCGTTATGGTAGTCGATGTAGCTCATAATATCCCTTTTTGGTTACACTAATATTATCGAACACCCATCGTGTTAAGTCTGTAATGCTATACACCCCTGCCCAGGACAGCGCACAGGTGACAGGATACAGGGCCAGATGCCAGAACATCTGAGGACCGTGACAGGATACACAGCAGACAGCAACAGATAACAGCACCAGGAACAGGCAACAGCACCAGGCAAAACCCCAAACATCTGACAGGAACAGCACAGCAGACAGTTAGCACACAGTCATGACCAGAGCAGGAACCTGGTAACCTGGAACGTAAAACAGATACAGGCATGGGGGCTGGTCAAAAGAAACAGCTTTCCACATCGGGGGATTCGTTCGTATATAAGTGTGTAACACAATACCTCTATTTATCTCACAAATATTTTTTGCTCGACGCTTCTTTTTATATTTAAAGAGATATGATTGGTGTGAATTGTTTGATTTTACATTCATATGAATATAATTTGAGTGAGGAGGCTGTAAAAAATAAAAAAAAATTCCTTCGGAATAGGTCGGTTATAAAACGTGACGATAGGCTATTATAATATATAGTAGTAGGCTACTGTCGCGTATTAACTACCGCCTTAACCGCGTGATCATACAAGGTATGACCGCAACTAATAATATATAACATGCCCCAAAATCTATCTCCTCAAGCACGTCGCGCTAAAGCGGCACGTGATAAGGCTTATGCCATGACACCGGATAGGAGGGCTAAGAAAGCGCATGCACAACGTGAGGCTAGAGCAAATCCAGCGGCCGCTAAAAACAAAGATTACGACCATAAAGACCAGCGGTGGGAGACTCCGGCGCAGAATAGAGGCAATGATGGCGAAGGCACTAAGAAAGAGGGCGGTAAAAACTATAAAACTTAACATCGATAATGGCTAGAATAAGCACATATCCAGTAGATACAGACGTTACCGGTACGGATAAGGTAATAGGTACCGATGCAACTGGTCTGATAACCAAGAATTACACATTGAATGGTATTTCTTCTTGGATGAACGCCTCCGGTAGCCTAAAAATAGTTGGACAAAACAATTATAGCTACTTAGTTGACGATGCTGTCGACGGTATTATCTCCGGGCCTGCCCCAAACGCTAATTTCGGTAACATAACAAACTTAAAGTTCACTAAAACATCCGCTGCTGGAGTAGATGTAAGCGCGTACCTGGCGACTTTGGTCGGTAGACAGGTTATTTTAGCTAGATTAGACAATCCTAATAATTTTGGCGTATATAAATTAGTATCTTTTACTGTAGATCCAGCAGATGACAGCTATTTTAACGCTGTTTTAAGCTTAACTGTTGCAAATGGCAATATAACTGCTAATAAATACTATGGTTTTGCGGTATATCCAAATTTACCATCAGATGGCGACTTAAATTTTACTTTTAATCAATCTACTCCCGCGGCAACTTGGTCAATAACGCATAATTTAGGCAAAAACCCATCAGTTTCCGTAGTAGACTCCGCGGGAACGCTGGTACACGGAGAAGTAAACTATATAAATGAAAATTCCTTAATACTAACATTTTCAGCCGCATTCAGTGGCAAAGCATATTTAAACTAAAACAAACAAAAAACATGGCTATTAAATTTCTGTCGGGTATTGACCTGAACCAAAACGAACTGATCTCAGCACAGGTTCAAAACCTGGCTGCTGACCCCGCCTCAGGGGTTGAAGGTCAAATATACTTTAATACAGCATCAGATAAGTTAAGGGTATATGCCAACGGATCATGGGGAGATGTCGCTCCTCAGGGTGATATCACCGAGGTCGGTGTTAGAGCTACTGGTAATAGCGCGGTACAGCTATCAATAGCAAATGCAACTGGACCAATACCTGAATTTGAAATTTTAACAGGGGCCGTTGCAGATGGTCAAAACTACTTAGTTGACTCTCAGGCTGTATTTGATGCGATATCTAATTCAGGGAGGCGGTACAGTAACAAGTGTTGATGGCTCTGGTGGTACAACAGGTCTTACACTAACAGGTGGTGCAATTACTACTAGTGGTACATTAACATTAGGTGGTACATTGATTGCTGCGAATGGCGGTACAGGACAAACTGGCTACACAGTTGGCGATATACTTTACGCGGATTCCACAACCACATTAACTAAGCTAGGTGTTGGATCAAATGGGCAGGTATTAAAGGTAGCATCTGGCGTGCCGTCATGGGCAACAGACCAAAACTCTGGCGGTACAGTTACTTCCATAGCGTTTGGCGATGGTTTAACAGGTGGCACTATTACAGGGTCAGGCAGTGTTGCTTTAGATTTATCTGGAACAGACAACTACATTCTCGTGGGTAATAACTCTTCAGGTACAACCTTTGAAGACGGCTTCTTGATACCATATTCAGATGCATCAAATGTTGTGCAATATGGTCGAGTAATTGATTTACCTTTCACAGATAATGCTGGTACGGTAACAGGTGTTACTTCAGGCGATGCAAATACAATTACAATCGGTGGTACCGCCGCTGCACCAACGGTTGCTGCTAACACTGCTGCTGTTGCTGATTCGGGGACTAACCTTGCTACAGGTGATCAAATTCACACTTTCGTAACAGACTTTGGTTATACCACAAACACAGGTACAGTAACAGACGTTACTAGTGGTGATGGTATTAGAATCACAGGTACTAACACTGTAAGTCCGGTAGTAAGCTTGTCTTACGCAACCACGGCTAACTATATATTAGCGAGTGGAGCTGCAACAACAGCTGTAGGCACAGACATAATAGCCTTTTCAGACACTAGTTCTACTAACAAAGATGTTGTAAAAACAGCATTGGAAGATATACCAATGGCAGCTTTAGGGGCTGTTAAAACTTATGTTGATACTGCGGTCGCAGGGGCATCGTCTTTCCAAGGAGGGTACAACGCTAGCACAAACGTACCGAACCTTGACAGCACACCAACAATAGATATTCAGCAAGGATTCCAATGGGCAGTTACAGCTGATGGTTCTTTCTTTACTGAACAAGTAAGAGTTGGTGACTTGCTTATCGCGAATAACGACAGCCCTACTACTTTAGCTGAATGGACTACCGTACAGGGTAATGTTGATCTAGCCACTACTTCAGTCGCGGGTATCGCTTCATTTAGCTCAGATAACTTTGCGGTTAGCGCAGCAGGTGCGGTTACAATAAAGAACAACGGTGTTATACTAGGCACTGAGACTACTGGTAACTACGTTCAATCTATTACTACCGTTGGTGACGGTCTTACAGGCGGCGTTGCCTCCGAGGGCTCCACGGCTGCGCTATCTCTTACGCTGGGTAGTATTGCATCTGGTACTGGTACTGATTTTGTTATGGCCGACTCTGGCACTGCTGGTTCTCAATATTTAGCACCCCTAGCTACTGCAGCGGGATCAATTAACGGTGAACTTACCCATGCCGCTACCATCGCTGCTAACGCAACAGTAACCCACAATTTAGGTACTAAGGATGTTATAGTTCAGCTGTATGACACCGTAACCTTTGACACTGTGTATGCTGATATCGATCGCGCAACAACAAATACTGTAGGTGTATCTTTTGGAGCAACGCCAACAAACGACATCAGAGTATTGATTCAGAAAATAGGATAATAAAATATAATATATGAAGTTTTTAAATGATGTAAGCCTAACCGCTGGAGTAGAGGACAAAGACGGCGATTTAGGAACTTCCGGCCAAGTGCTCTCTTCAACGGGCACTTTGGTCAATTGGATAAGCTTGGGGTCATTAGCGGCCCTAAGCAGCGTCAACAACGGGAATTGGTCTGGCACAGATTTAGCTGTTGCTAATGGGGGAACAGGAGCGTCAACCGCTTCTGCCGCCCGTTCCAATCTCGGGGTTGTTAATGACACAGGTACACCAGCCGTATTAAGCAACGGCTCAACACCAAGTTTGAATACTGGTATTTCAGCAGCCGAAATGAGAACGCTTATAGGAGCCGGTACATCTTCGCTGGTTATCGGGACAACATCAACTACCGCAATGGCCGGTGATACTACAACTATCTCTTCCGCCCAAGCGAGTGCTATAACCGCGAACACAGCTAAGGTCGGTATTACAGCGACACAAGCATCAGACATAACAACCAATAATGCGAAAGTTGGAATCACTTCAACTCAGGCATCAAACATCACTACTAATAACGCAAAAGTATCTGACACAGGTACGCCTGCGGTGTTGTCTAACGGATCTACACCATCTTTAAATACAGGTATTACCGCCGCTGAAGTAAGGTCTTTAATCGGTGCTGGTACTTCAAGCCTTGCTATAGGTACAACGTCTTCAACCGCAATGGCTGGTAATACTACAACTATATCTAGTAGTCAAGCATCGGCTATAACCGCGAACACTGCTAAAGTATCCGACACGGGCACACCAGCAATATTAAGTAATGGAACAACGCCTTCATTAAATAGTGGTATATCAGCGGCAGAGGTAAGAACCCTTATAGGTGCAGGTACTTCATCTGCATCAGGTACGGTTACATCTGTTGCTGCATCTATCGATGGTGATGGATTATCTTTAGGTGGAAGTCCTATTACAAGTAGTGGCACTTTAGCTTTTTTATGGACAGGTGGCAGCACCGACTATATTAACGGCGAGGGGGATGTTGCTTCTTTCCCAACCACTATAACTTCCGCACAAGCAACTGCCATTACCGCTAATACCGCGAAGGTCACAGATTCTGGTACGCCTGCAATTTTGTCTAACGGGACAACTCCATCATTAAACTCAGGTATTAGTGGGGCGGAGGTAAGAACCCTTATAGGTGCAGGGACAGGTACTACAACAGCAAGTAATACACAAACTTTCACTAATAAGTCCGGTAGTAACAACCAATGGACTAACGATGCAGGTTTTATAACAGGCGTAGACTGGACAGAAATTACAGGTGATCCAGCAAACATAAACATAAGTGGTTTTAATAACGATTCTGGTTTTACTACTAACACAGGTACAATAACAGGGGTAAGCACAGGTACAGGATTAGACGGCGTGGCAACTAGCGGCTCCGTTACTATTACCCTTGACTTATCTGAGTTGGCTGACATGACTCAAACTATGGTCGGTACCGATGAGTTTATCGTACTAGACAATGGAGCTGAGCGTAGAAAAGCTGCTAACGAAATAGGGCTAAGCATATTTAGCAACGATAGTGGTTTTATAACAGGCGTAGCCTGGCCTGACATTTCTGGTGATCCGTTAGATGTAAACATTAGCGGATTTAACAATGATGCGGGTTATACCACCAACACCGGAGATATAACTGCTGTCACAGCAGGTACGGGGATGTCAGGTGGTGGTACTTCAGGTTCGGTTACTTTAAATTGTACTATAGACTCCCCGGGGGAAGTTGGCTTAGGAAACTTATCTTCTAGTGGTAATGCTTTAGCTGGAGCTTTTACAGCAACTGGGGACATAACCGCTTTTTCAGATGTGCGGGTTAAAGAAAATATAGAAACCATACCGAACGCGTTAGACAAAGTTTCAGCACTTCGCGGCGTAACGTATAATAAACTGGGTGAAAGCAAATCTTCGATGGGTGTCGTGGCTCAAGAGTTGTTGGAGGTAATACCAGAGGTTGTGCATGAAAATGAAGATGGTATGTACTCTGTGGCCTACGGTAACATTGTAGCGGTTCTTATTGAAGCTATGAAAGAGCAGCAAGAGCAAATTAACGATTTAAAAATTAAATTAGATGGCTTTACCAAGTAGCGGAGTAATAAGTATATCTGATATTTTAACAGAGGGGGGAGTTAATCCATCTGAGACGGCCTCGCTAAAGGGGCTGGCTCAAGGTGCTCTATTTACTATCAATACTAATTCGCCCTAGCTATCCGTCTTCCACCGCGCCTTTTGCAATTAGCGATTGGTACGGTTATAACCATAGCGCTCAGCCTAGTAGCCAGTATTATTGGGATCTTAGCAATGACATTCAATGGGACAATGCAACCGACCGGCCTTTGGCTTCTACCGCTGAGGACTTTAGTGCCTCGCTTTGGATACGGCCGCAATGGACTGCTACTGATTTAAACTTAATAATTTTTGATTTAACACCGACCGGGAGCACAGGAACATCAAATAGATTTTTCTTCCAATACGATTATGGTTTTAATCGCTTTATAACAAGATATAGAAGCAGCAGTAGCAATTTCGACAGACAGTGGGCGCTACATAGCAATAATGCAGCAACAGGCACGGGTACTTCTTCAAATAATAAGTGGACTGCTAGTAATAGAGGGAACGTTAATAGCGATGGTTTTTGCAATTTAGTAGTAAGTTATGACGCGTCTCAAGCTTCCGCAGCGAATGCATTTAAGCTTTACTGGAATGGTACGGAGCTTACAAACACAGCTGCTTCAAACAGCAACAATAGGTCAAACATGACTTTAACAGAGGTGACTTTTTGTGGTAATGATCATAATACAGGTGGTAGTAGAATTGCTGATTATATGTACATGCACATGTGGGACCAGGTGACCTCTAGCGCCAATGCCAGCACTATGTATAATTCAGGTACTCCTATATCTGCTTCCGACGCGGGTTACACTACCAATTTGATATTTGGTGATACCTCAACATCTGTTCCATCTGCAAACGATCCAGATAACAGCGGCAATTACGACTTTAAGACTGCTAACGGCCAAAGTGTAGTACAGTTATAAATTTAATAAATTATGAGCAAACTAATAAACTTACTTACCGGCGGCGGCAGCGCTTCTCTCATAGACAAAGCTGTAGATATTGCCGATAAGTTTATAGAAACGCCTGAAGAAAAAAAAGCTTTTATAGAAAAAGCGTACGAGCAAGAAGTTGAAGACCGCCGTGCTGCGCGCAATCTAGGGAAGAATAAAGCAACGCCTGACATACTTACATACATAACATTAGTTATCGCGTTAGGATTGGCTACAGCTATCTTCACAGACTTCTTGGACTGGGAAAACCTTAGTGAAGTACAGAAAGGATTGATAACCACGTTTAGTGGCTTCTTTTTGCGTACATTAGGCGATGTTTATGGTTATTGGTTTGGCTCTTCAATGGGCTCTACCGATAAGACTAAAGACTTAACTAAACTAATGCGTAAGTAATTATAGAATAATAAGTAAACCATTATTAATTTAAAAAAACCAAAATGACTTTTTATTACCGTACTACCACTACGACAAGTGGTAACCAACAAGTATCCGAAGAAACCAAAGCGTTCTGGAAGCATGCCTCCACCAAATCAAACTGGCGTATTGTGCAGCTCCCAAATGGCTATTTCCAAACAGAATTGTTTTGGGAAGAAAGCTGGAAAGACGTAACTCGTCGGGAAACACTAACCGGTGCTGAATCAGCAATAGACAGCTCTGTTGATCATTACCTTAAAAAGCTTGAATTTATTAAAGGTCCAAAAGTCGTTAAGACATTCGAGTAATACCAACTTAATTTAATCAAATTTAATACAATGGAATTTAATAACCCGAGCGAGATCGTTAAAGATCTTACATTTGGCTATAAAGCCAATAAAAAAATAATGGCCGGCGTCGATAAGTTAACAAACGCAGTGAAGTCCACTTTAGGCGCTTCAGGTAAATGCGTAATTTACGAAGATGCCTTAGGCCGACCGGTCATTACAAAAGACGGTGTAACCGTTGCGGAAAGCGTAGTCTTACGTGATTCGGTCGAAAACATAGGAGCCACCCTTGTAAAGGAGGCTGCTAGAAATACTGTGCGTGAAGCAGGGGACGGTACCACCACGGCTACTGTCCTTGCTCATGCTTTACTAACAGAGCTTACAAAAGAAGCAGATGAAAAAGAGATTAGAGAAATTAAAGCAGGCGTTGAAAGCTGTGCTAAAGAAATTATGGTTCATCTTGATGATTCCAGTATTCCGGTTGAGGGTGAAATGTTACAACAAGTTGCTTACATTAGCTGCAACAATGACAAAGTTCTTGGAAAAAAGATTGGCGAAGCTTTCGAGCGCGTTGGAAAAGATGGAGTTGTTTTAATGGAAGAGTCCGATACAAATGAAACTTACGTTGATTTTGTAGAGGGCACGCAATTTGATTCAGGCCTTAAATCACCGCATCTTATTACAGACAGAGACAAGGGCGTAGCTGTACTGGATAATCCTTATGTATTAATTGTGTCTTCGGGTATAGCTAGCATAAGAAAAATACAAAGCGTTTTAGAGCACGTTGTTAAAAAGAATAGAAGCTTATTAATTATAGCTGACGTAGAGCAACAACCGCACCAAACCTTAATAGCGAATAAAGTAAAGGGTAATATTAAGGTAAACATAATAGACATACCAGGCTTTGGTAACACTAAGGCGGACACGCTAGATGATTTAGCAATGCTAACAGGCGCCACCGTTATTAACGAAGAGCTTGGTGACGATTTAGATTTAATAGACCCGCAAGTCTTAGGCGAAGTTACAAAAGCTGTTACAAACAATAAAAATACTATACTACAAGTTGATGTTGATCAGCAGACGTTAGAAGAGCGTATTGAAGACGTACGACTTAAAGTAGCATCTGAAACTAACGGCTACATTAAAAACAAATTAGAGCAGCGTTTGTCTATGCTCACTGGTAAAGTAGGAATTATATACGTAGGAGCAGATTCCAGAGTTGAGCTTAAAGAAAAGAAGGATCGTGTTGAAGACGCTATTTACGCAACTCAAGCGGCACTAAAAGAAGGTATTGTACCAGGCGGCGGAATAGCTTTATTATATGCTTCTCAAAAAATTAAAAATAAAGGCACGGGATATAATTCGTTGCTTAAAGCAATACGCGCGCCCTTTGAAACCATAATGGCTAACGCTAATATTAAGCATGAAGACTTTGTTGTAAAACGAAATAAAGGTATTGACGCTATATCAGGTAAGCAGGTTAACATGATTAAGGCTGGTATAATTGATCCGGTACTAGTTACGAAAACCGCTCTTAAAAACGCTATTAGCGTATCTATTACTATTATGTCTGCTGATTGTATAATTTCTAATATGCGTATGGATGAAAGCAATTAATTATTATATAATTATAGAAAAGCTTAAGGAAGCTCCAAAAACAGTAGCTGGCTTAGAATTAACTGAAAAGCAAAACAGCGACGTTAGGTACTTAAAAGCTAAAGTTATTAGTTGCGGGCATTTGGTAATAGGGGTTAGCGAAGGAGACGTGATTAGGTACGATAAACATGCTGGTCACGGTATAGAGTGGAATGATAACTTGTTCCACGTAATTACCGCTCAAGACGTTGTTATTGTAGAATGAGATTAGGACCTAATGACCTTAGAGATATAAATTTACTTAAGTATTACAGGCTTGTTAGAAAATGGGCCTGTAAAACTTATGGTATAAAAGACGCGGACCTTGAGCTTTTAATATATTTAGATTGCAAAGACAGGTTTACGCGTGATGATTTTATTAATGGATCTTACACCTACGCTTGGGATAAAAAGCGGTGGGAAAGACTGCGTAAAGAAGGCTGGATAGAAGTTTGGCGTCATCGCAATAAAACAACAATTAAGTATAGTGTTTTTAAAGTATCGCAAAAAACGAGAAGACTAATAACACGAATGTATAATATAATGCTAGGCTACGATGATATGCCTATTGGACCCTCAAGCAAATTTTATAAAAACAAATCGTATACTGATAAAGTTTATAACAAAGCTATTGATGATATGATTAAAGATAAAGAACGATGAAAGTAATACCTATTACTAAAAGAGTGCAAGAAAGCATTAACAGTTACCCCGCAATGCAGGAAGTAACTATTGACGCAGCAGGTAAAGTAGCTGCAAATTTTACAACAATTGATGACGATTGCGGCTGCACCGGCGATTGCGATTGCGATTAGTAATGTTTAAACTTAAGAACAAAGAGACGCTGTTTGGTATCAATAAAGAAGCGTCAGACCATGGGACGCCTGTTTTTGAAAAGCAGTTAGGCGATAACATACAAGCCGAGGCTAACCGCGACGGCACTATATTTGTTCAAAAAGGCTTACCACAAAAGAAGATTAACGACGCTGTTGAACACGAGAAAGTGCATCTTGAGCAAATGGCTCAGGGTAAACTTGGTTATACAGCGGATACAGTAATGTGGAAGAGAGACACTCGTTCACCCGCGAGAGTATACACCCGTCAAACAATGATGGAAGGTGCTCATGATCTCCCTTGGGAAAAAGAAGCATATCAAAAAACTAAAAAATAACGGGGTTATATCGGGCGTGTAGGAAAAGGAATCGCTACCTTATTTTTATTGCCCGTCCCCTATTTCATTATACTATGGCATACGTACAACAAAACAGCCCATTTCTAAAGCTGAAGAAAACAACAAAAGGAAAAGGCCGCCACTTCCTAAGCGCTAAAGAGGGCGCCGGGATGACAGCAGCGGGCCGCGCGGCTTACAACCGAGAAACAGGCGGTAAGCTAAAAGCACCTCAGCCAGGCGGTGGTAAACGTCGCACGTCATATTGTGCGCGCTCAAAAGGACAAATGGAGATGCACAATATCAATTGTAGCAAAACCCCAGATAAACGTATCTGCGCCGCACGCCGTAGATGGAAATGTTAATAAAGAAATAAATATATATAATGGGAACTTTTACAAATCAACCCGAATTTGCAACAGCGGTCGCGGCTATCACACCTAGCGATACAATAGACGGTACAACAAAGCTAAACGGAGCTGCACTTTATGTAGGTACCTGCAGGCGACGTTAAGGTAATTATATCAGGACAAGACTTTAGCGCAGGTGCTCCCTACCGCTGCGGACGCAGTTGTATTTAAAAATGTGGGTAATGGCTGTTTTTTGCCGATCATCTGTGATTACGTTTTAGCTACAGGAACAGGCGCTACTAACATTCTTTCGATAAAGTAAAATGAGTATTGGGATAATGAATATAGTTGATTGGTGCGACAGCTGCAGCCAGTCTTTGCCTATACCAAATCCACCACCAAACGCTTGCCCATTAGTGCTTGACGGGACGGGTGATAGCTTAACTTGGGCGGACCCAAGAGCCACCGCTATTGCACCATTTACGATGGACTATGCCATGGACTTTTGGTTCACAAACAAAGAGACCGTTGCAAAGTCATTTACAATACTGTCGTTAGGCAAAGAAATTAGCGGTCAATTTTACGATACTGTAGAGCTTAAATACGATAGCGCAGCTAATAAACTTGTAATTGAATTAAAAGGCGACTTAGCAGGTAGTCCTACTACTGCTTTAGCTGAATTTGAATTGCATTCTGCTCAAAATTCAAGCATATCAGGATTAACTTCAGTTAATGATAAGTGGATAAAATGTGCGGGAAATTGCAATTTAAATGGAGGTGTAAGTATTTTCTTTAGCATACCACTAGCGGACCAGGCAACTAATGTACTAGACGCTTCGGATATCAATCTTTGGTGGAACGGGCAGCTACTTACCGCTTCTTTTACACAAGATTCTTTATGGGATGTTAACAGCTCGTACTACATAAACTTTTTGACGCTAGGTGACTATAGAGGAGCTTCTACAGCAGCAACAGCAAGTGCGGTTAACGGTGAATTTTTTAGCTTTATATGGAGAGACACGTACTACTTTTCTAGTTCCACGACAGCAAATTTAATATACAATTATGGTTATCCACCAACCACCACCGCACTGTTCAATTGGTATGCATTCGGTTTAACGGCAGCTAATCCTAGCGGGACGCCAACATCGGCAACTTTAAATACAATTTCACCTAATGACGATTTGCCCGGTACGCTTAACGCGGACGCGGTTATATTATGTGGGCCAGTGCCGTATTATTGCGCTGCAGTATAGTCTTAGTTATCAGGCAAATCAAGTAATTATAAAAGTAACAATAATTTAATTATATTAAACCAAAAAAAAATGAAAAAAGTAAAAGAAACCAAAGTCGAAAAGATTAAAGCTGAAGAGCTAGAAAGCCTTCAAGCAATCGTGCAATTAATTAACCAAACTCAGCTAAGCATTGGCGGGCTAGAAGTTCAAAAAATGGAGCTTCTTGGCAAATTAGACAAAGCAAAAGAGGAGCTTAATGTATTCCAAGTTAATCTGGAAAAATCTTACGGCAATGTAAGCGTTAGCTTAGTTGACGGAACTATCGCGGAAAATGCAGATAATAAGGAAGATTAGTATTGGGAAAGACTATAAAAATGACGCCATGCACTATTCTGTTGGACAGGAAGTGTATGGTGGTCATACTATAGTGAATATACTAGAGGAATCTGATAAGTACTCTGTATATATACAAAAAGGTGAACTAGTAATGCCGTGGAAAGACTTTAACAAGAACATGGCAATATCTATTGAATATGATCTTAAGTGGTAATGCAAAGCGTATACAACTTTATAGTTAGCCCTAAAGAGGGGCGATCTACTAGCGAAAAAAAAATAAACGGCAAAAAGCTGCTGTTAAATACAGAAGTACAAAACCACCACTACACGAGCAGGCTTGGCGTAGTTAATAGCGTACCCAAAATTACTAACGGTGATATACAGGAAGGTGACGAAATAATAGTGCATCATAATGTGTTTAGAAGATTTAGAGACGTTAGAGGCAAAGAAAAAAACAGCCGAGCGTTTTATAAAGAAGATATGTTCTTTGTATATCCTGACCAGGTTTACGCATACAAACGCAATAGCGAATGGAATGCTTTGCCTGGTTTTTGTTTTGTAAAACCTATAAAGGCAAAAGATAAATTTAGCTTACATAAAGAGGAACCTTTGATAGGTATTATTAAGTATGCTAGCGAAGGTTTCGAAGCAGGAGCGCTAGTGGGTTTTAAGCCTGGTATGGAATACGAATTTAATATAGAGGGCGAACGATTATACCGTGTACCCGCCAATCAAATTACAGTCGAATATGAATATCAAGGAAACGAAGAAGAGTATAATCCTAGCTGGTCACAAAGCTGTTGAAGAACTTATTAAAGTTGCTAAAGAAGCTATAGTTGATTCTGATGACGATATATCTGCTGATCGATTAAAAAACGCAGCGGCCACTAAAAAGTTAGCTATATTTGATGCTTTTGAAATATTGAATCGTATCCAAGACGAAGAACGCATACTAGAGAACAAGCCTAAAGAAGAAAAGAAAGAAGCTTTTTCAGGGTTTGCTGAAAAAAGATCTAAATAATGTACGAGCAGAATTTAGTAAAAACAGTAGAGCCTATAAAGCATACTACACTACACCGATTAAATAAGGGTAAAAAGTGGAAGTACGGTTATAATAAAGAGCAAGATCTAATTGTCATAAGTAAGACAGGCCAAGTCGGCGAAATAATAGATATACAAGGATTGGTTATAGGTTTACCGCCGGTCCCTAAAAACTTAAATAAAAAAGCTAACAAATGGACCGTTAAGGAGTATCCTAAGGAGCTTAAAAATATTAAAAGTATATTCGATTGGCAGTCTTATTCAGACGAATTTAAAGAAAAATGGGAGGGCTATATAGATGAGGAATTTAACAATCGTGAAAACGGTTATTGGTTTTATAACAAAGACGTCCCAACTTATATTACTGGCACTCATTACATGTACCTGCAGTGGAGTAAGATCGACGTTGGCCACCCAGATTACAGAGAAGCAAACAGATTGTTTTATATATTCTGGGAAGCCGTTAAAGCGGACACGAGAGCTTACGGAATGTGCTACCTTAAAAACAGACGGAGTGGATTCTCATTTATGGCATCAGGAGAAACCGTTAACCTTGCGACCATATCAGGCGACGCTAGATTCGGTATACTATCAAAATCAGGTAGTGACGCCAAGAAAATGTTTACCGACAAAGTTGTACCGATTTCCCTTAACTACCCGTTTTTCTTCAAACCTATACAAGATGGTATGGATAGACCGAAGACTGAACTGGCATATAGGGTTCCTGCTTCTAAGCTAACCCGTAAATCTATACAGTCAAAGGAGACGCGTATTGAAATGGAAGGTCTAGATACAACTATTGATTGGAAAAACACCGGAGACAACTCTTATGATGGTGAAAAGCTAAAGCTACTAGTGCACGATGAAAGTGGTAAGTGGGAAAGACCGGACAATATATTAAACAATTGGCGCGTGACAAAAACGTGTCTTAGGTTAGGTAGTCGCATTATAGGCAAGTGTATGATGGGTTCTACATCAAACGCTTTAGAAAAAGGAGGCGGAAATTTTAAAAAGCTTTACAACGACTCTGACGTTACTAAGCGCAATAATAACGGACAAACAAAATCAGGATTGTACAGTTTGTTTATTCCTATGGAATGGAACTATGAAGGTTTTATTGACGAGCATGGACAGCCTGTATTTGACACTCCAAAAGAAGAAACCATTTTAGATCCGTTTGGTGATCCTATTGATACAGGAGTTATAGATTACTGGAACAATGAAGTTGAAGGCCTTAAGGGCGACCAGGACGCGTTAAATGAATACTATAGACAGTTCCCGCGTACCACTGAGCACGCATTTAGAGATGAAACTAAAAATAGTATTTTTAACTTAGCGAAAATTTACGAACAAATTGATTATAACGACGATCTGCGTAATACTAATATTATAACCACCGGTAATTTTCAGTGGGAAGCAGGCGTAAAAGACACTAAGGTAATGTTTTTACCAAGTCCGCAGGGCAGATTTAAAGTGTCTTGGATACCTAATGCTGATGTGCAAAACAGATCAATTGTTAAAAACGGTATAAAATATCCAGGGAATGAACATATAGGTGCATTCGGCTGTGATAGTTACGATATTTCAGGTACTACCGACGGCAAGGGCTCAAAAGGTGCGCTGCATGGACTAACAAAGTTTAGCATGGAAGACGCACCGCCTAGTACATTCTTTTTAGAATATATAGCTAGGCCTCAAACTGCGGAGATATTTTTTGAAGACGTGCTAATGGCTTGCGTCTTTTACGGAATGCCTTTATTAGCTGAGAATAACAAACCTAGATTGCTTTATTACTTTAAGCGTAGAGGGTACAGGGGTTATTCTATGAATAGACCTGACAGATTGTGGAACAAGCTTTCTGTAACTGAAAAAGAAATTGGAGGTATACCAAACTCCAGTGAGGACATTAAGCAAGCGCATGCGGCTGCTATTGAGATGTACATAGATAAGTACATTGGGTTAAAAGAAGATGGCACTTACGGCAGTATGTATTTTAATGACACTTTAAACGATTGGTCTAAGTTCGATATAAATAATCGAACAAAATTTGATGCTGCGATTAGCTCTGGATTAGCTGTAATGGCTTGCCACAAGGATATGTACAGACCTAATGCCTGCTTTACAAAGAACAAAACTAAATCTCAATATTGCAAGATATAAGCAAGACGGAGATATATCGAAAATAATAAAATAAAACTATGGCTGAGTCAGTTGTAAATAATTTTTTCCCTAGCCAGGTTGCTAGCGACCAGGAAAAGATGTCATTTGAGTATGGCCGCCAGGTAGGTAGAGCTATTCAATCTGAATGGTTCGGGAGGCAATTCAGGAAACGTAAGATTTCAAAGCAATCAAAATAGTTTTCACGGGTTAAGATTATATGCTAGAGGCGAACAGCCGATACAAAAATATAAAGATGAATTATCAGTTAACGGTGATTTGTCTTATCTTAATTTAGATTGGAAGCCTGTCCCTATACTGTCTAAGTTTGTTGATATTGTGGTTAACGGTATTGCGGACAGATCTTTTGACGTAAAAGCGTATTCGCAGGATCCTTACGGTGTTGAAAAGCGCACTGCGTATATGGACTCTATTATAAGGGACATGCAAACGCAGGAGATTAACGATTATGCGGCTGAGGCGTTTGGTATTAACTTATACGAAAACGATAAAGAAAATTTACCAGGTTCAAAAGAAGAGCTGGAGTTGCATATGCAGCTAAGTTATAAACAAGGCATTGAAATAGCTGAGGAAATAGCAATTAACACTTTGTTTGATGGTAACAAATATGATTTAACTAAAAGAAGAGTATATTACGATTTAACAACCATTGGTATTGGTGCGGTTAAAAATACATTCTCAGAATCCGAGGGTGTTGTTATTGACTACGTAGATCCAGCCAACCTGGTTTACTCTTACACTGAGTCTCCTTATTTTGAAGACATATACTATGTTGGGGAAGTTAAGAACATACCGATCAACGAATTAAAAAAGCAATACCCCCAACTCGACCAAGCTCAGCTTGACAAAATAAAAGCAGCTGGGTCTTATAATAACACAACTTCTTGGAATCAATTTAATGACGGCGCTGATCGTGGTTATGATTCTAATACGGTGCAGGTTTTGTATTTTAATTACAAGACCTACATGAACGAGGTATACAAAGTAAAAGAAACAGCTACCGGTGGCTTAAAAGCTATACCAAGAGACGATCAATTTAATCCACCAGCGGATTCAGAGGGGTTTGCTAAAGCATCACGTTCGCTCGAGGTGTTATACGAGGGTGCTATGATATTAGGCCCTAGTATGCTATTGGAATGGGGTATGGCTAAAAATATGGTACGCCCTAAAAGTGATTACAATAAAGTAAAAATGAATTACAGTATTGTAGCTCCAAGAATGTACAGAGGTCGTATTGAATCTATTGTGAGCCGTTGTACGGGGTTTGCTGATATGATACAGCTTACCCATTTAAAGATGCAGCAGGTGCTATCTAAAATGATGCCCGACGGTGTTTATATGGATGCGGACGGTCTTGCTGAAATTGATTTAGGCAACGGAACAAACTACAATCCGCAAGAGGCACTTAATATGTTCTTCCAGACGGGTTCTGTTATTGGTAGGTCATTTACACAAGAGGGTGATATGAATCCCGGTAAAGTACCTATCCAACCGTTACAAACCGGCGCGGGTGGCCAAAAGCTGCAAACATTAATTCAAACATACAACTATTACCTACAAATGATCCGTGATGTAACGGGTCTTAATGAAGCTCGTGACGGTTCAAGCCCTGATGCAAGAGCTTTAGTTGGCGTACAAAAATTAGCGGCGGCAAATTCAAATACCGCTACAAGACATATATTGGATTCTGGTCTATTCTTAACAGCAGATACAGCAGAGTCTTTATCACTTAGAATATCAGATATACTTGAGTACAGTCCATCTAAAGAAGCGTTTATACAAAAAATAGGCGGTTTTAACGTAGGCGTGTTGGAAGAGCTAAACGATTTGTATCTTCATGATTTCGGCATTGTCCTAGAGTTATCACCAGATGACGAAGAAAAAGGTATGCTAGAAAATAACATACAAACCGCACTATCCGCTGGTATTATAGACTTATCAGATGCAATTGACATACGCGAAGTTAAGAATCTAAAGCTAGCTAACCAGCTGTTAAAACTACGTAGAAAGCAAAAACAATTGCGCGATCAAGAAATGCAGCAGCAAAACATACAAGCGCAGGCACAAGCAAACGCACAGGCACAACAAGTAGCGGCACAAGCTGAGGTACAAAAAGACCAAGCGTTGTTCCAAACAAAAGCGCAGCTTGAACAAATGAAAGCTCAAATTGAGCAGCAGAAAATGCAAGCTGAGGTTCAATTAAAGAAAGAGCTTATGGCTTTAGAGTTCCAGTACAATATGCAACTTAAAGGCATAGAGGTTGATGGTCAGAAGTCTAAAGAGGCACAAAAAGAAGATCGCAAAGACGAAAGAACTAAAATGCAAGCGACTCAACAAAGCGAGTTAATTGATCAAAGAAAAAATGACTCACCACCTAAAAATTTCGAATCCTCCGGGAACGATATACTTGGCGGAGGGTTCGGCTTAGGTACCTTTGAACCTAGGTAATTATAGTAATAACAATTTTATAATATCTTATCATGAGTGAAGAAACTAACCCGGTAGTGGGTGTCGGCGAAGACGGCACTATCAAAGTAAACATGCAAGCTAATGCCGTTCAAGAGCAAAGCACAGATGAGGTTCCTGTACGCGACGAACCCGCAGTTAGCGAAGAAGTACCAGAACAAAACATCGAAACAGCAGTTGAAGAACCTGCCAGAGAAGAAGAGCGCGTTCAAGATGAACAGCCTGTTCGAGAAGAAGTAGTAGAACAAGAGTCCGCACTGCAGGAGATTACAGACGAAGAAGTCGAAGAGGCAGCGGAACAACTTGAAGAAGACGTAGCCACAGCAATTGAGGAGTCCACAAAAGCCGGCGCAAACTTACCTGAAAACATTCAGAAAGTTGTTGATTTTATGGATGAGACAGGCGGTACTTTAGAGGATTACGTACGACTTAATACAGATTACTCCCAATTAAACGAAGATCAATTGCTTCGTGAATATTACGAAACAAAATACAAGGCATACGATAGAGAAGATATAGATTTTCTATTAAATGACAAATTTGCTTACGACGAAGATCTTGACGATGAACGTGAGGTTCGTTTGAAAAAGATAGAACGCAAGCGCGCATTGTCGGAAGCTAAAGATCACTTAGACAGTTTAAAGTCTAAATATTACGATGAAATTAAGGCTGGGTCTAGGTTAAACCCTGACCAGCAAAAAGCGGTTGAATTTTTTAGTCGCTATACAAAAGAGAGTGAGGATGCTGCTAAAATTGCAGAACAACAAGCCAGTAGGTTTAAACGCGAAAGCGCGAAAGTATTCAACGAAAGTTTTCAAGGGTTTGATTACAGCGTTGGGGACAAAAAGTACCGCTTCAAGGTTAACGACGCTGGCAAGGTTAAGGAAACCCAAGGTGACATTAATAACTTTATCAAGAAGTTCTTGAACGAAAAAGGTGAAATGTCGGATGCCAAAGGCTACCATAAATCGCTGTTCACCGCAATGAACGCTGATCAAGTCGCACAACACTTTTACGAGCAAGGCAAAGCCGATGCAGTAAAGGATAGTATGGCCCGCACAAAAAACGTTGATATGAATCCGAGAGGGGTTCACGAAGAAGTAACAGCGGCTAATGGGTGGAAAATACGCGCGGTTGACAGTGGAACTAACAGCTCTAAGCTTAAGGTTAAGTTTAAAAAATAATAATCCATTTAAAATTTTACACAAATGGCATTTGCAACAGCGCCAGCAACACTGGCAAATTTAGCGCACCTAACACCACGTCCTGTTAAGGGCTTGTTCGGTGACAACTATATTCCTTTAGCGAATATGGATTTTACACAACAATTTCTTCCTGAGGTATACGAGAAAGAAGTAGAGCGTTACGGTAATCGTACGATCGGCGGATTCTTACGTATGGTGGGGGCAGAAATGCCTATGGCCTCTGATCAAGTAGTATGGTCTGAACAAGGTCGTCTACACATTGCTTACGATAATGTTAGACTAAAAACAACCAGTACTTTAGAGATTACTCAAACAGCTGCCAAGCCTTCTTTGATTGGCCCAGGTATGACTTTAGTAGTTAGCCAAAGCCTTGCAGGTGGAGCTATCACTACTTTCAAAGCGTTTGTTACAGGAGTTACTGCTACTTCAGCTACTATTCAAACTGTAGCATTTAAAGCTTATGAAACAGCAGCGGGTCTTGCCCCAGCTGGTATTGCGGTAAATTCTACAGACTTAAGCTTGTTTGTATACGGTAATGAGTACGGAAAGGGATCTAAAGAAGCTGGCAACTCATTGGACGCTTCGTTCACTCAGTTTTCTAACCAGCCTATTATCTTACGTGATAAGTACAGCGTTAACGGTTCTGACACAGCGCAGATCGGTTGGGTTGAAGTAACTACTGAAGCTGGAACTTCTGGTTACATGTGGTACTTGAAGTCTGAGCACGAGTCGCGTCTACGTTTTGAAGACTACCTAGAAATGTCTATGGTTGAAGCTGAAAAAGCTGTATCAACGTTTAACGCACCGGCTGCTAACGGCGGTCAAGTAATTGCAGGTACTCAAGGTTTGTTCTCTGTATTAGAAGAGCGCGGCTTAGTTTACAACAACGCTGACTTCGGTGGTGGTAACGGACTAGCTGAGTTTGATACTATTCTTTCTGAGCTTGATAAGCAAGGTGCTATTGAAGAGAACATGATGTTCTTGGATCGTGCAACTTCTTTGTCTATCGACAATATGCTTGCTGCTCAGAACTCTTACGGAGCGGGTGGTACATCTTACGGTGTATTTGACAACTCTGAAGATATGGCATTGAACTTAGGATTCTCTGGATTCCGTCGTGGTTCTTATGACTTTTACAAGACTGACTGGAAATACTTGAACGATTCAACTACTCGCGGATCTATCGGCGATATTGAAGGGGTAATCATCCCTGCAGGTACTTCTACTGTTTATGACCAACAATTAGGCAAGAACATCTCACGTCCTTTCTTACACGTTCGTTACCGTGCTTCTGAAGCAGACGATCGTCGTATGAAGTCTTGGGTTACTGGCTCAGTTGGTGGAAATTACACTAGTGATGCTGATGAAATGAATGTTCACTTCCTTTCAGAGCGTACAATGTGTACTCAAGCAGCCAACAACTTCGTATTGTTGAAGAAAACAACTAACGCATAAGCGTTAATTTAATATTACCCTCGTCCTTGCGGCGGGGGTAATTATTACCTTTATTTAATTATATTATATCATGGCAACAGCAAAAACACCTGCGGCTAAAAAAGCTGCACCAAAAGCAAAAGTTGAAACATATGTTGAACCAGAACCAGAAGTTCTTGCAACTATTCAACCTGAAACAAAAAAATTTACAAAGAAAAAAGATGAATGGGTTTTTAAAGACCGATTGTACGAGCTAGCTAGCGGCAAAGAACCGTTGGCTTATACTGTCCCTACAATGCACTCTGCAAAAAGCCCGTTACTTCACTTTGACAAAGAAAAAGGATACCAGCGAGAAATACGCTATGCTACTAACCAGCGCTCTCCATTTGTTGATGAGCAAGAAGGAACAGTAACACTAGGGCGTATTGTTTTAAGAAACGGTATTTTAAGAGTTCCTAAAGAGAACGTAGCAATGCAAAAGTTTTTATCTGTACACCCGTTTGTTACATCCGGTATAATTGTAGAGTATAAACCTGAGTCAATCGCGGAAGACGAGGTTGATTGGATTGAAATGGAATTAGAGGCACTTAATGCTGCTAAAGACATGGCTGTCGATCAAGCTGAAGCTATAATGCGGGTCCAGAGCGGATCTAAGGTATCTGAGCTCTCTTCTAAGGAACTTAAAAGAGATTTACTTATATTTGCGCGTAAACAACCTGGTTTGTTCTTAGAACTAGCCAATGACGATAACGTGGAACTAAGAAATATTGGGATCAAAGCCACAGAGCGTGGATTGCTAACATTATCAAGTGACAATAGAACATTTATGTACGGCGAAAATAAACGCAAGATCATGACTGTTCCTTTTGACGAACACCCTTATTCAGCGCTTGCTGCATTCTTCAAAACAGATGAAGGTATGGAAGTACTGAATGTAATTGAAAAACGACTATAAGTCAAATAGTGGGGATCGCTAACGCGGTCTCCACTTTAATAACATAAAACATTATGAGCGTAAGCGTAGACACTGTTTATCAACGAGTATTAAGTATACTCAATAAAGAGCAACGAGGGTATGTTACGCCTCAAGAATTTAATCTGTTTGCTAATCAAGCACAGATGGATCTATTCGAGCAATACTTCTATGACATTAACCAGTTCGGTAGAATGCATGGGAACGATACGGAGTTCTCCGACATGCTCAACCTTCTCAACGAAAAAATAAACTTATTTGAGGCTACAGCGGCAATGATCCGCAGTAACAATTATTGGACCGTGCCTTCTGATTTATACAGGATAGGCACACTTATCTATAATAATACAGAGGTCGAAAGAATTAATCAAAAAGAGTTTTTATACATAAATCAAGCGCCTTTAACCAAGCCTACTGATACAAGACCTGTTTTTGTAGCTAGCGACGACGGATACAAAGTATATGGTACAGCTGAGTTAACTGCTGGTGTAACGTGTAATTATATTAAAAGACCCGCTACAGTAGAGTGGGGTTACAATACACTTAACGGCGTTGCTCAATACAATGCTTCCACCTCTCAGGATTTTCCTCTTCACGCTTCTGAAGAAACAGAATTAGTAATGAAAATACTAGAGCTTGCTGGTATTTCAACACGCGAATTGCAAGTGTACCAAATAGCCGCTCAAGAAGAAGCGCGCAATACTCAACAAGAAAAATCTTAACACATGGCATTATTAAATCAAACTAGCGAAGCTTACTACCTTGGCGCCGACGGCGTTTGGAATAGTGGTGATGAAGATTACGGTGACTACCAGTTTGTTAGCCTTAAAGATATGGTTAATAATTTTATGATAGCCTATGTAGGTGAAGATAAAATTATAAGCAAGATCAAAAGAACAGACGTAGCTTTTCACGCACAGCGTGCTATTCAAGAATTTAGCTTTGACACACTACCTTCGCAAAAGGCATACGAAATAGAAATACCGCCTTCGCTGTCAATGATATTACCACAGGATTACGTTAATTATGTACGTATGTCTTGGGTAGACGCTAATGGTATTGAAAGAATTATATATCCTATTCGTGATTCAAGTAATCCTTCTGCTATTGCACAGGATAACAGTTATCAATACACTTTTGACCATGCCGGTAATATACTCAAAGCGCACGAGTCTGAAACGCTTAAGAAGTTTAATTCGGATTACTACGGATCACCATATAACAATCCGCAAGACAATGCGTTAAACGAGGGTATGCTTTTTAATATGTACCGCTACGGGAGACGCTATGGTTTGCAACCGGAGGCGGCCCAAATGAACGGGGTTTTTTACATAGACCAGCTGCACGGCATTGTGCATTTTAGTTCGGATATGGTAAACCGCATAATTACATTAAAGTACATTAGTGACGGCCTTGGCACAGAAGAAGAAATGCGAGTGCACAAGTTTGCTGAAGAAGCGGTGTATAAGTACATTACTCATGCAATTTTAGGAACAAGAGCTAACACGCCTGAGTACCAAGTAGCGAGATTTAAAAAAGAAATGGTTGCTGCTAAACGTAACGCTAAATTACGTATGTCTAATCTTAAGATATCTGAATTAGCGCAAGTAATGAGAAACCAATCCAAGTGGATTAAACACTAATATATGGCTAAGCTACAGCATACATTTATCCAGGGTAAAATGAACAAAGACCTTGATGAAAGGTTGGTACCTAACGGACAATATCGCGATGCCCAGAATATTCAGGTAAGTACATCTGAAGGATCTGATGTAGGCGCCGTAGAAAATATACTTGGTAACACTATAAAGAACTTAAGAAGCACTGGCCCAGATGTGTTTTGGCAATCAAACTTTGGGTTGCAAAACCCCGTTTGTATCGGCGTTATTAAAGACTCACAGAACGAAAAAATATATTGGTTTTTAAATTCAGCAGATTCTAGCACGGACGCTATTGTTGAATACGATCAAACCACAGGCATTGTAGCCCCTATACTAGTTGATGTAAATGGCGTGTTAAACTTTAATAAGTTAAACCTCATTACGGGTGTTAATATATTAGAGGGGCTACTTTACTGGACAGATGACCTTAATGAGCCTAGGGTAATAAACATAGCTACATTTAAAGCCGGTTCTACTGATTTTGTTACACAAACTCATGTGTATGGCGCTGCTAGAGATTTTATAGCTTCTGATGTAACGGTTATAACAGCTACACCATTAACAGCTTTAACCGCAATTGCTCAGCCATCTATATACAGTGGCCCAGGTACTGGTATTACGCCTATCTTAGACGCATCGCCCTCAGTGCCATGGAATACTTTATCCGTAGGTGATACTGTAGGTATTTCTTGGACCGCTCCTATTACTTGGACAGGATTAACAAACCCTAAGGTTGCTATTACAAAACAAGTTCAAGGTAATAACGGTGCAGTAGAAAATTACGAAATAATAGGTTTGCTTTCAAGCATAGGCACAATTAGTGCTGTTATTACAATACAAAGCATCACTCCTAGTATACCGAGTACGGTAGTAGATTTCAATATGCTGCTTGTTGAGGACGAGCCTATATTTAAAAATGATTTTCCAAGATTTTCATACAGATACAAATACACAGACGGTAGATTTTCAACCTACGCGCCGTTTTCTCAAGCAGCTTTTGTTGCAGGTAAATTTGAATATGCCAGTAGAGATGGGTTTAACATTGGGATGGAAGATGTTATAAGAAAAATATCTTTAACAAACTTTCCTTCTCTTGGTGGTGCCACGTTTCCAAAAAATGTTGCGGAAATTGAAGTATTATATAAGGGATCTCGATCTAATAATATATATTTAATAGAATCTTTTGAATTTGATTTTGCTTCAAACCCTCAGCCTGTATTAACATTAGACATTACCTCTGATACTTTAGGAAGAATAATTGAAAGCTCACAACTTCTTAGGTTATTTGATAATGTACCTCAAAAAGCAAAAGCGCAAGAGCTTATAGGCAATAGAATAGTTTACGGAAATTACGTGCAAAACTATGACGTACCTAACAGCAGTATCTCTATTAGTGTTGATCAAATAAACACCGCTCACACAGATCCATTATTTGGCAAGTCGTCTGTAAAAACAGATAGAAAATATCAAATAGGCTTTAGTTTTCTAGATGATTTTGGCAGAGAGTCGCCTGTATTTACCTCAACATCAGGTTCTATTTCTTTACAAAAAGAAAACTCAAACAAAGAAAATCAAATACAAGCTAAGCTAGCGTCTTCCAGTATAACGCCTTCGTGGGCAAGCGCATTTAAAATATATTTAAAAAACAATACTCCAGAATACTATAACATAGCGCTTGATCGCTATTACAATTCTGTAGATGGCAATGTTTGGCTTTCTTTTCCTTCTTCTGAAAGGAATAAAGTTAAAGAAGGTCAGTTTATTATACTTAAAAAAGAGCATGATAACGACTTGCCAGTACAGGTAAATAACAGATATAAAATAAATTCTATATCTAACGAAGCCCCAGATAGTTTAACGAAAGTTCAAACAGCGGTAGCAAGAGCTGATGTTTTAGGTTTTTCCAGTATTGATACACCAAGGGGGTTTGTTGTTGGGAGCAATAGAATAAGGTTTTACGGGCCAAATAGCGATGTAATAACCGACGGTACCGATTTAAACGGCACTAATGCTAATTTCCATGAAAACATAATTCAAGGGAACTATATATCTTTTTCAAATTCCACCGGCGGAGGTACTTCTTTAACTTATGAAATAGCTTATGGTGGGCCTACTGGCGCAATTTATACAACAACTGGCACTACGCCTATTACATATTCAGTGTATGAAATAGTATTGGTAAAGGATCTGGACCCGGTAGACGTGTGGCTAACAACGTCAACATTTAATACTTTATTTAGGTCTACTGTTTACATAAACGAAAACAGAGCGCTTCCTGAATTTACGGGTAGATTTTTTGTTAAAATAAATCCTAACGGAACTTTTATAAATAGCGTTAAAGCAGCTTTTTCAGACTTAGCAGTGCCCCTAGTCGAAAGTGGCACAATAAATATAACAACAACGCTTGGTTCTACTCTTACTTCCACGGATACTTTAGTAGCGTGGCAAGATGCTCTTGATCCAGCTAATCCAAATTTTTTGCTGCCTACCGCTGGGTCTGATTTATTTAATTTAGCTATAGCAAGAACAGATGATTTACCGGCGCAATTTGGGGGCACTGGAAGTGGATCTTATTTCCCTGATGTGGCTTATCAATATTATCAAAATTTAATAATACCTAGTAAATTTAAATTTTTATACGCGGATAATACGCAAAGCCAAAGCGAATACACTATTATCGGCATAGACGACACGTTAAATTTTGGTGGCTATCCCAGAACCGGACAAAGCAATGGTTCAGGAAGAAACCAGCAATATACATTAAATCGTAATTTTGACGACACTCAGTATGGCGGTACTCCCTCTGCTGCGCAAATCGTAGGCATTGTTTTATACACAGAGCAAACAACGACAACTGAAACTATTCAGTCTTCTAAAAACCCAGCTATTTTTGAAACTGAGCCTGAGGAACTAGCAGACATCGATCTTTACTATGAAGCTTCTGGCGCAATTGACATAAATCTTGCTAGAAATTATCAAACTTTAAATTGGTTTAATTGTTATTCCTTTGGAAATGGCGTAGAGTCAGATAGAATACGTGATGACTTTAATGCCCCTGTGTTAGGCAAAGGTGTTAGAGTTAGCTCTACATTAGAGGAACCTTACAGGCAAGAACGCTTAGGATCGCAAATGATTTTTAGCGGTATATTTAATTCTATTAGTGGAATAAACAATACAAATCAGTTCCTAACCGCTGAAAACATTACTAAAAGTTTAAATGTTTCTTATGGTACGCTACAGAAGCTGCATGCTAGAGATACTGATTTAATAGCTCTTTGTGAAGACAAATGCTTTAAAATACTAGCCAATAAAGACGCATTATTTAATGCAGACGGTAGTACTAACGTTACTTCTAGCGCTAATGTGTTGGGGCAAACAATACCTTTCGTCGGTGAATACGGAATATCTAAAAATCCAGAGTCCTTTGCGTCATTTGGTTTTAGATCGTATTTTACAGACAAAGCCAGGGGCGCTGTAATGAGGCTGTCAAGAGACGGTCTCACGGACATTAGCGACAAAGGCATGTCGTTCTTTTTTCAAGATGCACTTAAAACAAACGTTAACCCTAATATAATAGGATCGTATGATTCCGATGCTGGCTCCTACAATGTTGTTGTTGGCGGCGAAGGCGTGTCGTTTAAAGAAAAGTCTGACGGGTGGAACACTAGGTTATCTTACGATCCTGAAGCTGGTATATCATTAAACAACGAGTATTACACGTTTAAAAACGGAGAGCTGTACGAACATTCAAACGCGACTAGATCAAACTTCTATGGAGTGCAGAAAGACACAACTGTTACACCTTTATTCAATGATGCCCCAACAAGCGTTAAAAACTTTAAGACACTCTCGTACGAAGGGGATGAAGGGTGGATTGCTTCTATCGCAACAAATAAACAAAGTGGAACGGTAAGTACCTGGAAAGAGCGCGAAGGCATATACTTTAATTACATAATGGGCGATGCTACGACGCTGGCTAATATAGATTTAAAAGAGTTTAGTGTACAGGGGATAGGCAACGTGCTGGCACATTCTGCGGGTAGTACTACAATAACCATAAACGGGGAAATTAATGTTTCATTGCAACCCGGTGATGTTATTTATTCAAACGACCCTGGTAATACATTAAGAGTCATAGGCACGGTTCTTGTTGTTGACAGAGTAAATAACTCTATAAGACTTACCAGCACAATACCCGGTGTACCGCCCGTGGCTACCGACTTTATGTTATTTGCCAAAAACAGCCAGGTTAATACATCAGGATTGTTAGGCTACTATGGCGAAGCTGTATTTAGCACTTCAAGTTCAAGCAAGAAAGAGCTGTTCGCGGTGAACTCTGAAATATTTATCAGCAGCGAATAATGCGTAATAATAACTTATAAACTAATTAAATATGTTCGGAGATATTTTAAGTGGTGCTGTTAATTTCGGCACTTCATATATCGGCGGTAAAAAAAGACTAGCTAGAAGAGGCGAAGCGCAGGGGGCGTATGACCAATCTATGCAGCAGTACTTTTCTCAGGATACTTCTAACTTGTACTCTAACTTAGAGAACACAATGGAAGACCTAACTGTTAATACTCAAGCAGCGGATTTTGCGGCGCAGCAGCAAGCACAAGGGTTATCTAATATAATGGGATCTATGAATCAAGCCGCAGGCGGTAGTGGTATCGCTGCGTTAGCACAATCATTAGCTAATCAGCAAGCGCAATCAGCGCAGCAAGCATCTGCAAGTATAGGTCAGCAGGAACAAAGAAACCAGATGGCAGCAGCTGGACAAGCTGGTAGGCTCCAATCAATGGAGAGAGCCGGTGCGGAGCAGTCTAGAGCGTTAAAAGCTCAATTACTTGGTGAAGAATTTCAAATAGATGCAAACGAACTAGCATCGAGCGAGGAGGCAATCCAAGCAGCGAGGGCAGCAAGAGCTGACGCTGCAGGGCAATTCGCGGGGGGTGTTGGTAATGCAGTGGGTGCTGCAATGGGATTGCCAACAGAAACTCTCGGCAAACTAGGCAGCCTAGGTGTTGGGTTGGCTGATGCTGGTAGAATATTAGGTAAAAGATAATGGCTAAGCAACAAGGATCAGGAGTAGTGGCGGCGGCACGTAGAGTGTCAGATACGCAGGGCAGGTTTCAAGACGTGGGTAGTCAATTTATGACCGGCTATAATAAATCTTTAGAAGCTAAAAAAGCACGCGAAGCTAAAGCTAAAGAAGGCATAGCTAAAGCTAACGCATTAATGGACGGGTTTAAAGATGATATTGACTACATGTCTTTTACTCCCGAAGAAGGTAAGCTAGTTAAAGACCAGGTGGTAACGTGGAGAAATGCATATGCTGATTTAGCGAATAAGGCTTCTAAAATAGAAGACAAGACAAGTTCGGAATACCAAAGTTTAATGGACGAAATGACCGGGTTTAAAAACCGTTTAGTTTCTTTAAAAAATAATATTGATGGAAGGCAGCAGTTAAAAGCTGACTTTAAAACAGATCTTAACGATTATTCTACAGCAGGTTTTAACGATGAAGCAATAGCTAAAGCTACTGTTATGTCTGCAACGCCATTTTCCGGTGTAAATGATAGAGGCGAACTTATGTGGTCTGATGAAGGACTTGGTGAGTTCTCGTCTACTGGTTTTAAAATGCCGGCATCTAATAAGCCTGCGAAACAAGCAGCAGCAAATATATTTAACGAAGTAGAGCGCCAATCTAACGCGCGCGGCCCTTTAACCCCAGCTCTTAAAGAGTCGTTAAGAAATAAGTTAGATAACAGCATTGGGAGTAAAGAAAATCTTTTAAGTTTTATAGCAGACAATCAATTTGAGATTTTTAAGTTTGACGACTTAGACCCAGAATCTGATATTAACGAGCTTCGTGAAACTGTATTAGATAGACTAATGAATGGTTTAGAAAGTACAAGAGGAGCAGCACTTATTGAAGAAAAGCCTTCCAAGCCTCAAGGGGGAGGAACTACAGCTACTAATGTTATAAAGCCTAAACTAGTAGACACGGTTGAAGCTATGCAACTACTAGAAAACGAGGAGAATTCCAGCGTGCCAGGCCCAATTCAATTAAAGGAATTTGAACTTGGACCGACGACCGATCCAGGTAGTATTAAAGTTACGTGGGATCCAAAAAGAAAAGAGTGGACTTATTTAAATGCAGTGTTCAGTGAGGATAAAAGCTATAAAACTTTAAAAGAAGTTATGATTTCTCACCCTAGTCTTTTTTACAAATAATATAAAATACAATAGCGAATGTACATTATAGGAGATAAAGAATTATCTGATGAGCAAGCCCGCGATTTTGCCGCTAAATTCGGCAGTGAACTTGACGTGCTTGCAAAAAAATACAACTGGCAGTATGTTGCTGGTGATGTGGGAAAGACAACGGTTCCGGAGGACACGACTCCGCCGACGGGACCAGGATTAGCAACGCCCGCTGGGGAATCCAGATTGGGCATTACTTTATTGGAGTCACCCGTAGCTAGCGCCCCTAAAATTAACGAATACGTAACAGCCGAAGATTTAAAAGGAAGCGAAGAAAAGGTTTCTAAAATGCTTAACGAGAAGCTTTCTGGCTTGGGACTTTACGTTACAGAAGGCACCGGCATGCATTCTTGGGACGCTGTTAACATAAGAAAACGTGACGAAAAAAGAAACTACTCGCCTTACGGCGCTATACAAACAGTTCGTACCGGTGTCGAGTTTGGGCCAGAGCTTTCGGAAGAAGAGCTTAGTGAAAAAGCCGCGGAAATAAACCTTAAAATAGAGGAGTTAAAAAACGATAACTACCTTACAGAAGCTCAGGAAAGATCAGGTGCTAAGTATGATGAATACAAAGCGGCCACAACCCCTGAGCCACTTTCTGAAAAAGAAGCCTTAAATCTTTACGAAAAAGAACGTGAGGAAAAGTTCAGCAATATTAGACGCTTCCGAGATAACAAAGGTTTTGATGTTTCTTTTGAGAACGGCGACTTTGAAAGCGTTGAAGAAGAAGAGCAATATAAAAAATACTTAGCAGGTAGCTACATAGCGCCGCCTAATAAAGAGCGGTTAACAGCATGGGAAAATGCCCGCAATGAGGGTTACACTTCAAAGCAGTCATTAAAGTTTGCGAACAATCTTGACCGCCAGACTAGGTTGGACCTAGAAGCTATAGCGGCTAATGAAAAAGCTATAGCGGAAGAACGCGTTGGTGCTTTAAATAAAAAATACGAAAGCCAATCCGCAGCCTACGAAGAATCTTACAATGCTTTTGAATCAAACCCAACCGAAGAAACCAGGTTGGTTGCGCTTGCTGATTTTGAAAATTTACAACAAACATTATTAGAAGGCAGGGAGCTAGCGAAAGATAGCAAAGGATTACCTTTGGCTATTAAAGATTTTGGCGCTAATTACAATAGACTACAGCAGTTGACTAGTAATTTTAAAGGCTTGGCTGCAGACGCTAATTACCTTACCGCTCAGTTAGGCCAGTTATTAGGAGACGACCCGAAATACAAAGAGGCTGCATTTCAAATGGCAGCTGGCATAAAAGAAGAACAACAAAAGTTTCAAAGGTCTGTAAAGGTTGATGAAATAGGTAGCCTGCAAGAAGCGGGTATGTGGCTAGCATCGTCTAGCACCAGTCTTATTCCTTCTTTGGCTATGGCGTTTACGGGACCAGCAGCACTGCCTTTGTTTTTTGCAACAGGTGCGGGTAGCACTGGTGTGGAAACAGCAATTGCTGAAAGAGACGCGGCAAAGCGCATGCTTAGTAACCGTGAGCTCCTAGATGGTAATCCAAATATAGATGCTCTTGAGCGCTCTGCTATTGAAGAGCAAATGCAAAAAGACTCTAAAACGTTAAACATACCAGAATGGCGTAAGATTACGGCACAGGTTTGGAACGGTTTAGCAGAAGTTGCGTTTGAAAGAACAGGTACTTTGTATTTACTTAAAAGCTTGAAACAAGGAGCGAAACTTTTACCACCTAAAACAATTAAGCAGGCGGCTATTAAGCTAGGTAAAGACGTTGTTAAAGGCATTAGAGTTGAAGGTGGATCCGAGTGGGCTACAAATACCTTCCAAAACTTTGCTGATATTTATATATTAGATGAAGACAAAAACTTTTTTGAAGCTATTACTGACGAAAAGCTTTTTGAAGAAGGTTTAGAAACTTTTGCACAAGGTGCCTTAATGGGTGGCGGCATGTCTGTAGGCGGTAATTTTGGGGCTATTAAAGAAGCCTATTTCAGCGAGCTAGCCACAAGTAAAGAAAGCGCTAGGCTAAAGGAAATAATAGCTAAACTAGAGTCTTTAACCGGTGTTAAAGGCCTTACAAATGCCGGTGACGGTGTTCCTTTGCCACAGCAAACTCAAGAAGTGCAAGCCCTCGTTGAAGAACTTACAGGAGAAGCTAACGATATAAAAAACAATGTTATCGCTCGTTTAGGAGTGGATTTAACATTAGAGGATGCTAAAGCAGTAGGCGATATAAACCGTCAGATGCGCAAAGTTAACGCTGACTTCGTAAAGCTTGCATCGAACACTGATTTAGGTGCGGCTCAATTAAAAGCTATAGAAACAGAATACAGAGCCAAGTTTGATAAATTAGCCGAGCAACGAGAAGATATATTAACCAACGAGCAGTTAAGCACAAAAAATTTAAAGGCATCAAGCGGCAACAAGGTTGTATTTGACGCACAGACCGGTTATGAGATGTATCAAGACCGCATGCTTAATGAAAGCATGGTTGGCATAGCGCAAGAATGGAATAAAATGCGTGGTGGTAAAAAAACAGAAATGTTTAATGCCGCAAAAATTGAATTAGAAAAAGAAGCCGGCCCAGGTAAAGCTATAACAGCGGAGGCCATTGAGAAGCGCGCGATAGATAACTTTGAAAATTTAAAGTACGCTGAAAAAATAGAAAGCGGCGCAAAAAACGTTGAAGATTACGCTAAGGCTAACAATATAAACGTACGCATTGAAACATTTGACGGAGATAATGCCTCAGCGGCTTTTGAGCAAAGGCTATTAGATTTAGGGTACAGTAAAGAAAAAGCTGCTGAAGTAGCAGAAGAATCTGAAGAATCTGAAGAAGGCCCTAAACTAGAAGTAGAGGCTATAAATATACCTGGTAAAAACGGGGAGCCAGATATTATACTTATTAATAAACCTATGTCCGTTAAAAACAAAAGGATAGGTGTTTATGCTCACGAGCTTCTTCACTCAATAGCCCGTCAAAAATTTAACACTACTGATGTTACTAAAGCGGGTGAGGAGCTTCTTGGTTATTTAGAAAAAAACCAACCTGACCTGTACACTAAGGTTAAATTTAGAATAGACCAAAGCTACACTGAGACAAGTGAAGACGGGGAAGTAACGAAAGACGCAGATTATTACGAAGAGGCGATGAACGCTATGTCTGATGTTATTGCAGACGGCCAAGCGGTCGATAAAAACTTTTTGTTACAAGCACGTTCTTTTGTTAATAGTTGGCTGCCCGCTTCAATGCAACTTAAAAGCGATGAAGCTACTTACCAGTTTATTAGAGGCTTTAACAAACAAGCACACTTCGGCGGCAAAGGTCCTGCTTTAAACATTAAGGACAAAACCGTTGGTGATCGCTCTGATGAAGAAGCGCCAACTGCAAAAGAATCAAGAACGCTTACGCCTGAGCAAGACGCTGGCGTAATAGACATGCTGTCTAGGCGTGCCGGAAGAATTGAGGAGGCTAAAAAAGTAGCTGAAAAGTTCGGCGTTGAGGTTCAGGCTGACGCCGTACAACAACGTCTTGAAGCAAAAATTAGAGAACAACTAAGCCCCCTTATTGGCAAAATTGTTACTAATCGTACTAAAGCATTGTACGATCCGATTGCACCAGAGCAACGCAATAACGTATCTCGCGAAGATTTCCAAAACTCTTTAAGAACAGAGATTGAAACTTTAGCTTTTGAGGAATTTAAAGAAGGCAAGCAGGATATTGAAAAGTTCTTGGTCAACAGAGCGTTTCTAAGATCTAACAACTTAGCCTCTAGATTAGGTATTGAATCGGCAAAAACAGGTGGTATTAAGAAAGACATTGACACTGCTAAAGGTATGGCGGCGCAGGAAGAGACCACAGCTAAGGAAGACAAGCCACAATACAAAACTCTGCTAGAACGCAGGGTTTTAGACAGCGAAGTTGTAAATTCAATTAAAGAAAAAGTTAAATCAACCGTGCGTGTTATGAAAACGCGTATGGATGAGTCCGTATCTAAAAACGTTACTGTTAAGCCATATATTGCCGAGCTTCGTAAAGCTATGGGCAAACAAGCTGACATCGACTTAAAGAAAGCGATGGGCGGCAAGAAAGACGGTGAACTTCGTAAATTCCTTTTGCGTAACAAAGCTGCTATTTTGCAGAACATGACTACCACGTACTTGATGACGGCTATGCCTAATGCTATCCAGAAAAAAGTTAACGGTGTATGGACAAGTGATTGGAAGGGTAAGAAAATTGATAGAGAGTCTGTAGACACAGACAAAGCGGGCCGCACATCAGGTGCAGAGCTTGTTAGAAGACTACCTAATGCATCAACTAGATTATCTGATGCTGATTACTTATCTAACATTTTAGACGCGTCTGGAGCGCCTATACGAGGCCGCAAAGAATCTTTAGCTAAAGCAATGGCGGAGGAAATTTCTTTTGATATTGTTAATGAGGCTTTGCAAGACCCTAATAGTGAAATTCGCCAGGCGTTTGAAATGCGTCAAGACTTGCTGGGGGTTGAACTTGTGGATAATTATACCACTCAAGCGATAGTAGACATTGAAAGGGGCAATGTAAAATACAGCCTTTCTGCGGCTCAATACGGAGAGTTTAACGATCGCATGGGTAGTTTAAAAATTATTATTGATAGCCAAAATACCGGAAATCTTACTAATGCCAGATTGCGCAATGCTTTAATTAAAACCTTTGAAAACGAGCCTAGCGACATTATTACTGAAAAAGAAATAAAGAAATTTGCCAACGAGTCTTTTAATACCGTTAAAAGATATCTTAGTAAACCAGAAGCGCAAGATGTAAATTTTGCCTCGTTTGTACAAGAGGGTGTTGAGCTGTCTAAACAAAAAAGCAACCTAATGCTTGCTTTGGATATTGCTAAATCATCATTAAAGGGTGGATATAAAGCTCTTTTTGAAAATAAAAACTTAGTTAACAGACAAAGAGGCCTAAGCTTAGATTTTAATACCAAAACAATAGAAGAGCAAGGAGTAAAAGGTTTAATAACGGTACTAAAATGGATGCGTGGGCACCAAACCACTTCCGGAAAAATAGGCGGTGGTCGAATGCAGATATACGCTGGTGTTTCGGATTTTATTAATAACAATTTAAATACAATACCAGGTGTTAAAATAGAATACAAAACCGGGGGTGCAGGCGTGGTGATAACCAATGTATCTTACAAAGGCGAGACTGTTAAAGACTGGAAAAAACTTACATTAACACCCGCTCAGACAGCTACAAAAACGGTCAGCAAAGATGGTGTTAAAGCAAAAGCGCCTATTTCTAAAAAAACATTTGAAGAGCAATATGACCAAAGAGTAAAAGAAGCTAGGGAAGCTTGGGAAGTACTTACTGATTATCTATCTTACGTTAATGAAAACGGCAATAAATTAGACTGGGTCATGACAATGATGAGTCTTAAGAGTAACATGTCTAGTATGCTTAAGGCTGCTGCCCCTGTTAAATATTACCATACAGGCGCGCCAACTGCTAATTTAAGATATGAACACATGATACCTACTGAGTACATGGTTCTTAAGTTAACTCAGCATTTCAAAATTAAAAATATAGATTTAAATAAACTAAGAGACAAATACAACGTGGCTATTATCCCTGTAAAAATGGATGACAACTTTAACATATTGGTGCAGTCTCAAATGAATTCTAATTTTGATTTAGAAACAGACAGTGAAGTATTTAGATATTATAACAAAGGCACCTATGGCTTTAAAAACATGGAAGCGCTTGAGGTTATTGGCGGCAAAAATAAAGGAGAAGTTATAGGTGAAGGTTGGGTTAAATTTAATAAAGAAATTAATGCAGAAGAAGCTGCTAAAGCTATTGAAGAAGTAAAGCAGGTTGAAAGAGCTAAATTTAGTAAATCACCAAAAGCGGAAGAGCTAAGTAAAAAGTTTAACAATATACTTGAACGTAAAACAGGTGTTGAATCATTTAAAACTTTCTCCGCTGTACAAGCGCAAAAGCGTGGTGAAAAGAAAGGCAGGTTTAAATTCTTTGTTGCGCCTAGTGTTGATGATTTTAGAGGCTTAGTTAACTATGCGTTCGCTGGTAAGGGCAAACAGGGTGAAGCTGATATGAAATGGCTCGAGGATAACTTAATGACGCCTTACGCTAAAGGTGTAGCCGCTATTGATGGCATACGTCAACAAATTAAGCGTGACTTTAAATCTGCTGTTAAAGCTTTCCCTAAGCAATACCAGTTACTAAACAAAGAGATTGGCAAAACAGGTTTTACCTATGATCAAGCTGTTAGAGTTTACTTATGGGGTAAAGCTGGTATTAAAGTACCAGGCTTGTCTCAGAAAGATACGAAAATACTACAAGACGCTATTCGTGAAAATCCAGAGTTAATGGACTTTGCGGACGCAATGCTTGTTGTTGCTCGCCGCGATACTTGGATGGAACCTAGTGAATACTGGGCTGGTAATACGCTACTGTCGGACCTTAACAGCATGACCGAAAAAATTGGTCGTAAAAAATATTTAGAAGAGTTTATAGCAAACGCTGATGCAATATTCACCACGGAGAACCTAAATAAGATTGAGGCGGTGTACGGTAAAGCACATCGCGACGCAATTGAAGACTCTTTGTACTCAATGAAGAACGGCACAAACCGTAACGCGGGAGGCAATAAGCAGGTTAATGCATGGTTAAACTGGATTAACGGTTCTACAGGCGCAATCATGTTCTTTAACAGACGTTCTGCATTGTTACAAATGCTTTCGTTTACTAACTTTATAAACTGGTCTGACAATAACCCCGTTAAAGCAGCAGCTGCGTTTGCTAACCAAAAGCAATATTGGTCTGATTGGACTATGATATTTAACTCGGACAAGCTTAAAGAGCGTCGGGGTGGTTTAAAGCAAGACGTAAGTTCCGATGAAATTGCTAGTGTAGCTAACGCAAGTAAAAATAGCCCGCAAGCTATTTTAGCTAAGTTGTTACAATTAGGTTTTACACCCACTCAAATTGCGGATAGTATGGCTATTGCAACAGGTGGCGCTATGTATTACCGCAACCGCGTTAACGCTCTGATTAAGCAAGGCGTGTCACAAAAGGATGCAGAAGCGCAAGCGTTTATTGATTTTTCTAAAAAATCCGATGAAGCCCAGCAGTCCTCAGATCCGGCATTGGTGTCACAGCTGCAAAGAAGCACACTAGGGCGTCTTATATTCGCTTTTCAGAACACCCCTATGCAATATACCCGCTTAATGAAAAAGGCGGCGTTAGATTTAGCTAATAACAGAGGAGATTGGAAAGAAAACGTAAGTAAGATTGCTTATTACGGTGTAATACAAAACTTTATATTCTCAGCATTACAAAGCGCGTTGTTCGCTATGTTGCCTGGGTTTGATGATGATGAAGAGGATCTTACTGCTGCTGAGCTAGACAAGAAGAATGCTAAGGAAGAGCAAAAGATAACTAGAGTATTAAACAGCATGCTCGATACTGTACTTAAAGGCTCAGGTGTATATGGGGCGGTTTTCTCTACTGTTAAAAACATTATTAGAGAATACGATAAGCAAGAGAAAAAAGGTTTTATGTCCGATCATGCCTATACTGTTTTATCTTTATTTGATATATCGCCGCCTATCGGTTCTAAGGCTCGCAAAGTATACAGCGCAATTCAAACAAGGAAGTTTGAGAAAGATGAAATTGCAGCACGTGGCTGGGGAGTGGTAGCAGACGGAAGATTAGACTTAGGTCCTAATTGGACAATACTAGGCAAGGTTTTATCAGCTTCTATCAACTTGCCGCTCGATCGTGTGGTTGATGAACTTACTTCCGTGAGCGAAGCATTCGATGCACGCAACAAAGCGTGGCAGCGTATAGCATTAGGCTTAGGTTGGAAAACATGGGACGTAGGTGCTATAGAGGAAAACGCGGAAGCTATTAAAGAAGCCGCAAAGAAAGAGCGCAAAGAAGCTGGAATAGAAAAAGCGAAAGAAACTAGAGCTGCAAACAAAAAAACCAAGAGCAGGGGAAGAACTGTTAAAACAAGAGGGGGAAAAACACGATGAAATTATCAAAAAACTTAAGTGTTGCTGAGGTAATCAAATCAACTACGGCAAAAAGATGCGGCATCAATAATGAGCCTACAATAGAGCACTTGGAAAATTTAAAGGCAATTGCACTAAACATTTTCCAGCCAACGCGTAATTATTTTAACAAACCTATTTGCGTAACTTCCGGATATCGCAGTGAAGCTCTTAATGAGCGCATTGGTGGAAGTAAAACCTCTCAACATTCCAAAGGTCAAGCTCTTGACTTAGACGCCCAAGCATACGGCGGATTAACCAATAAAGAATTATTCCATTATATATCAGAGCATACTGATTTTGATCAGTTAATATGGGAGTTTGGCACAGAAGAAGAGCCAGACTGGGTGCATGTTTCTTATGTCGATAACCGCACAAACCGTGGAGAAAGATTAATAGCCTACAAAAAAGACGGCAAAACAAAATACAAGCACTTTAAATAGCATGGCAAAAGAAATTTCGGAAAACACAGTAGTAGGATTGTCTTTAAAAACTCTAGGTGCTATAATAGCTGGGGTAGGGGTAATTACGCTTGGGTATTTTGACCTACAAGCAGGCATAGAAGAAGCTAAGTTATTACCGCCAGCAGAAGTTGGTAGAATGGAGTATGACTTAAAGGATCAGCTAATCCGCGAAACAATAATGAACACGCAAGAAGATGTTGCTGATATTAAGCAGCAGCTTGATAAAATGGAAAAAAGATTATTTGAAATGAAATAACATGAAAAACACAATCCTTTTATTAATTGCATTTACACTTTGCTCGTTTGCTTCCGAAACCATTAACAAGCGAGGTATAGTATTAGTGCATTATAATGCTGAATTCAACTCTGCAAACAATTATGTTGACGTTGTTAAAATTAAAGATGCTAAAATATTTAAAGCATCTATTGATGGCAACGCAGCTCTAAAACAAGACGAGCGCATAAGATCGGTACCTACATTAGTATTGTATAAAAATGGTAAAGAAATTACCAGGTGGGAAGCGGGTATTAATTTATCATTGAGTCATATAGACTACCGTGAAATACAAAAAGAAGTTGACCAGCTAACTGGAGCTAATAAGTTTTAAGCATGAAAAATCTACTTATAACATTTTTTATATCAACCTCAGCATTTGGGCAGGGATTATTAAAATACAGCACGTTGTACACAAGTGTGTACGGGGCGTCGCCAATGGAAGCACAGTCAGAGTACTTTGTTTCTCAAGGTGGGGACCTAATGGATATAACCATTGAAAACCCGTTTGATTATAGATATACATTTGGCATTCGCCGGGTTGCTCGTTACGATTACGAAAAAAGACAAAACCCCTTTTACGATGGCCATAACCAATCCACTACATCTTTATTTGCAACCGTTGGTGCAGTTAAAGGTTTTGAGTACCTATTTCAATTTGATCGTGGAAGACAGCAAGGCAATAATTATATAAACCAACGTTACTTTCTTAGATACCTTGCTAAGTATTGGATGCTAAAAGCTGAACTGTTTAATCAGGGCTTAGTTAATTTAAACTATACTCAGGTAGAAGCAAGAGGCCGGTTGCATGTTGGCGAACTAGATTTTAGTTTAGGTATTGCTGCTAGACAGCACCAAGCTTATGGTTACAATCCTATTGCAGAATATTTGGCTACCAACCCATGGTGGGATTTAGTTCGTGATATGGGATACGAGGATATTTATTATGGCATTGATTACGATAATGATGACGAAATAGACAATTTTGATTGGTATTGGCTGGATCCCGAGGGCAATAAAGTAGCTGACACTGATCTTGATTTTAGAAAATATATATATGGTGATATTGTAAATGCTTACAATGCAGAGCAACTTGCAGGCATAGGCGTTCTTGGATCGTTATCAGCTATAGTTGGTATCGATTACTATCACTATACTGAAAACTTTTGGATTCATTCATGGGCAAGTATGTTGCCCTGGCACACTAATATAATAGGCGATCATATGTTTTCATATGAGCAATTTGCTGATGAGTTAGAAAACACAAATCATTTCATTCCAGGCCAATGGATCGACTACAACTTCGGTGGAGTTATAGGTTACAAGATAGGATTGAACTGGGGTATATTCGCAGAAGGCGAGTATATGAAATACTGGGATAAAGAAGTCTTTGAAATCAAAGCAGGTATTAATTACCAATTTAGATAATAAAAGTTATGTATAAACAAAATCCAAAATCGCCTGTATTAAAGGCGTTAAAAGGTAACCAAGGAAAGTTGCCGCAGCATTTGCAAGATGCAATTAAAGCCGCACCAGAATCTCCAGCTAAACAAACAAAAAGTATGCAGAAGATAAAGCGTACACCAGAAACTCCAGGAGAAAAGAAAGCGGCGCAGCGCGCGGCTCAAACAAGAATTTCTAGCGACTCAACTTACACTTACAACGCTTTAAGAAATGACACAAACTCTTGGATGAGTAAACCAGGTATGGGTGCAGGCGATGCAGCGGCAGAAAAAGCGGGCAGAATTGCACGTAAAAACGAAGCAAAAAGATCTCCAGCTAAGCAAACCACAGCAGGCGAATTTGCCTACGAGAAGTCTTTAAAAGATAAAGAGATGGGTAAAAGCACAAAAGTTGTAGACAAGTTTACATCAGCTCTTGAAGCACCGTTTAGTGATAAAACTTACAGCGAGCTAAAGAAAGAAAAGCGCGCTAAGCAGAAAGCTAAGTACAACGCTAAGTCGCCAGCTAAAAACTACAAAAAAGGATATTATGGCGTTTAAAATGTCATCACCCTTTAAGCTTAAAGATGCATGTTATCATAAGGTAAAAGCACAATACGATGTATTCCCCTCAGCTTATGCTTCTGGTGCTATTGCAAAGTGCAGAAAGAATAAGGGCAAAAAGAAAAAGTAATGTACACGCAAAGTAATTCCCCGTTCAAAAAAGTCAGAAAGACTAAAGAAGGTTTGGCCCTTAAACGTTGGTTTAAAGAAAAATGGGAAACACCTAGTGGTAAAGAAAACTACGAAGGCGGGGAAAATACTTTTAGACCTACTAAGCGCGTTTCAAAAGACACGCCCGCTACGTGGAGCGAATTAACTCCAGCGGAAAAAGCTAGAGCTCAAAAAGAAAAAAATACTAAAGGCAGAGTAAGCCGATACAAAAAAAATAAATAATGGCAAGAATACAGACTTACATTGTAGATACAGTACTATCAGATACTGATTTAATACTGGGCTCTAACGCGGATAACTCTTTAGACACGGTTAATTTTAAGTTAAGCGACGTTAAAGCTTATGTATTAGGCACCGGCGTTGTAACCAGTGTTTCCGGTACTGGAACAGTTAGCGGTTTAACCTTAACAGGAACGGTAACATCTTCTGGTAATTTAACACTAGGTGGAACCTTAGCTTTGACTAGCGGTGATATAACATCCGGATTAGGGTTTACGCCTTATGATGCTGCAAACCCAGATGGTTTTACTAGCAACCCTAGCTACGACTACGGTGCTGTAGGCGCGGCCGGAAATATAAATATGGCACTAACCGGGTCAGACGGTAGCAACGATGTTGTGACTATACAGGCTGGTAATCACATTACCCTTACTGATAACGGTAGTAATACATTTACAATAGCTTCCACCGGTGGTGGTGGTGGTGGCGCGGGAGTTACTTCTTTTACCAATGTTAACGGACAATTTGTAAGCGCTGCGGTTTCTAATAGCGGTGCAACAGGCGCTGTTACTACGGGTGCGATAGACTTGTCAGCTACGGGAACACCTAGCTCAACCACATATTTAAGAGGTGACAACACGTGGGCAACACCTGCGGGCAGTGGCACAGTAACTGAGGTGACTGCGGAAGTCATTCCGAATACTAGCGCACTTGACGTTACTGTAGCAAATAGCACTGTTAATCCTAATATAAGCATTGCATGGCAGGGTCCTGACAATACTAGACTTGTCGCCGGAGATGGTACCTTAGTGTTACCTGTTATAACAGCAATAACAACCAACAATAGTAGCGGTGTTGCGACTCTTGCCAATAATGTACTAAACATACCGGATTATTCTGGGTCAAGCATAACATTAACCACCACAGGCACTACTGGCCCAGCTACACTTGCTGGAGGGGTATTGAATGTACCCAACTACTCGTCAAACCCCGGGGGTGGAACGGTTACAAGAGTAGGGGCTCTGAACGGAACATTTATAAGCAGTTCAAGTGCAGACATTACTGCCACTGGTGATTTAACTTATGATTTAAGCGCTACAGGAACACCTAGTGCAACATCTTTCTTAAGAGGTGATAATACATGGGCAACACCAGCGGGCAGCGGTACAGTAACCGAAGTAACCGGTGGTCAAACCGCATTTATACGGGTAATTACAGCTGACCCAGACACAACACCTGTGATTACTGCGTCATTAAACGCAACAGGGCAAACTCCTGACGCTGGTAACTTCCTGCGTGGCGACAACCAATGGGCAGATGCGATAATTTTAACCACTAACGGTACATCCGGGGCTGCTCAGTTTAACAGCACTACTGGAACATTAAATATACCGGAATACTTAGGCGTCGCTGTGCAAAGCGTAGGCGTGTCAATGCCTTCAGCCTTTACCGTTTCTAATTCACCTATAACAAGTCAAGGCACAATAGCTATTTCAGGCGCTGGAACTGGCGCGCAATATGTAAATGGATTAGGCGCGTTAGCAGCATTAAACACAATACCTACAAATATAAATTTAACAACCACAGGAACCAGTGGAGCGGCTACATTATCAAATAACAATTTAAATATACCACAATACGTTACTCCAGCAGCTGGATCAAACGGCGATGTACAATTTAATAGTAACGGTGCTTTTGCTGCAGAAGGTGAATTTAACTACGCAACATCCACAAACACTTTAACCATTGCAGGTGTTGTTAACCAACCTTCCTTAAAGCTTGCTAGCGCTCAGCAGACTACCCCATTCTCGGGTGCTTTATTATCTGAGATTGAGTCGTATTATTCTTCAACAGAAGTTGGTAAAATAAAATTTGTAGCTGACGGCAGTTTCAATCCAAGCAGCAGCCCTTCAAGATTAGAGATTGAAACAACCTCTGTTAACAGTACGGTTGCCGACACTAAGTTAGAAATAGCTAACAACGGCCAATTGCGCTTAAACAAATATGGGTCAAGCGCTCCTTTTTCAGGTGCACCTGTATCTTCTCTTGCTGTTGATGCTAACGGTTATGTTATAGAAAATGCTTTTTCTCGGCCAGCAAGTGCAACTAACATATCTTACAATACAAACTTAAATCCAGTGGCTAATCAATATAGTGTTGAAAGTGTAAGTAGCGGATCAATTGGAGCCCCTAGTGGCAATGGAAAAGTTAGAGTTCGCTACGTGACTTCAGCTGAGGCGCAAAATGTGCAGGAAATTACCGTTGCTAATAACCAACTTGACGGAACAAATAACGCCCTGGCGCTCCAGAACATGGCTGTTGGTGGAACAATTACTCTTAACCAAGTGGGTGGTGGCGCAAGCGGTATCCTTACGTACACTATTAAATCAAGAACTAACGAAACAGGTTATGTAAGATTTGACCTAGTATTTGTTAGCGGGAATGCTACTTATGTAATATTAACCACTACAACAGATGCCTTCACATTCACAGCGGATTATGAACATGCATTATCAGGGGGATACAATAGATTGTCAGTCACTAATGCCTCCGGGAGCACGACTAATAGGTTTAGAATGGCACCGCCAGCTGTCGCAACGCCTGGTCAAGAAATTATTGTTGAACTGAATAGGTCTAGTACGGCTGGTGCTAACATGATTCCTGCTTATGTAGTGCGCGATGGCAATAGCACTTTTCTGAAAACAAGATCTATTGTTGAAATCGAAGGTACAACTATAAATGTAATAAGCTTAGGCACTAACGATACAGCTATAATTAAATTCCAAGTCAACGTAATAGGCGGCGTTAAAGGTTTAACAGTTCTTGGTTCAAACCAAATGATTTATGCTTAAACTTTTAGCTGCTTTGCTTTTTAGCACAGCGCTATTAGGGCAAGAATGCCCTCCTTACCACAAAGTTACCAATTGGGAATACAACAATGACGTTAAGTACAACATAGCTTGGGCTAGCTGTTTTCACGCAGCGGCGATAGCGGCAAGCATGGAATACAAATCGTTCGAGGTGGGTACACACATAATGGGGGAGGGTCATCACAACACTGCTTATATTTTTACTAGCTACAACTTTAAACTAAATAAAAGCTTGAACCTATCATTAGGTAGCTTACATAGAATAAATAATAATCCTAGTTTGCTTTTAGGGCAATGGGGTGGTAGTGTGAGGATTTATAAACCAGTTTGGTTTATAGCGAGAGTATTGCAAATAAACAAAGACCTTAGTTACTTAAACGTAGGCATTAAATTAACAATATAAAAACAACAAAATGAGAAAAGGAATTGGACCTAATAATTTAGGGGCACCTAAAGCGGTGGGAAAAATGTACGGCGCTAAATCAGTAGCTAAAAAAGCCGATACTAAAAGTAACAAAGAAAAAGCTGCGATGGTCGCTGAAAAGCGGGCAGCTGGTAAAGACAGTGATTCTCTTCGCCGTAGCATGAAAGCGGAAGAGTTTAAAAAAGCTGGAGGTGCTAAAATATCACAAGGACAACCAGGGTTTAAAGAAGCTGTATCAATAGCTGAAGCGGCGGCGGAAAAAAGAATGCGCCGGGTAAATCCTAGCAATATGTAATAAATAAAAGGGGACCCGTTACTGGATCCCCTTTATTTTTTTAACCATCACAGGCAACGCAATCATCCATTGCAGCAGCGGCTAAATCGCCACGCAGCACTGATTCCGTCCTCGTATAATACAAGGTTTTGACACCTTGCTTCCAAGCTTCCATATGAACTTTGTTAATCCACTTTGGAGTAGCTTCAGAAGGGAAGGCTAGATTTAAACTAACCGATTGGTCAATGTACTGCTGCCGTATTCCGGCTTGCCTTACTAATTCCAGTTGGTTAATTTCTTTAAACGTTTTAAACACGTTCTTAACTGGCTCGTCCCAATCACCCATTAACAATCCATCGAGTTCTTCGATGTTCTGCACTGAGCCACCGTCGGCTAGGATTTGATTCCAGATCTTTTCAGTGTTTATCTCATTATCTTCTAAAACACTTTCAAGAACAGGGTTTCTACGTATGAAAGTACCCTTAGCACTTTGTTCTGTAAATACGTTTGCGGCCCACGGCTCAATACCTGGAGAAACGTTCCCAGCCAGTTTACTATTACTAACGGTAGGAGCAATAGCCCTAAGATGAGTGTTACGCATCCCAGTGCCGACACACCAAAGAGGTTCACCATAGACATCGGCCAGGTCCCTTGAAGCGCGTTCGCTTTCAATTTTGATTTGAGAGAATATTTTTCTTGTTTCATATTGTGCTGATAATCCTTCAAAAGGTATGCCTCTGTCTTGCAAATAAGTATGCCAGCCTAAGACGCCAAGACCCAATGGTCTGCCCTTAACTGCTGAGCGTATTGCATTTTCAAAACCACGCAAGCCTTTTGCTCGTTGTATAAATTCTTCCATAACACCATCTAAAAACCATGTAGCATGGTAAATAAGATCAGTGCCTTTCCATTCGTCGTACTTAGACAGGTTAAGCGAACTCAAACAACATACAAAGCTGTGTGACTCGTCTGTATGCAGTGTAATCTCACTACATATGTTTGTCATATGTACTTTTAAACCATTTGACTTATATGCTTCCGGATTGTTCTTATTAACGTTCCCTTTAAACATAATGTACGGTTCTCCAGTTGCTTTTCGCTTTCTAAGAAGTTTACTCCATCGAGTTCTCGCTTCTTTATCGCCTTGTTCAAGTCGTCGCATAAACTTATCACCAACAATTGCGCACTGATGGAGATTAAGCGATTGTCGGTTAACATCGCCCTTCGGTTCTCTGATTTCCAACCACTCTTCGAAATCAGGGTGTTCAATGTTGATGTTAACTGATGCTGCTCCTCTTCTAACAGATCCTTGATTAGTTGCAAGGATTGTTGAGTCATAGATTTTGCAAAAAGGTACGACTCCGTCTGATGTTCCATTTCCTGTAATTTTAGCTCCAGCGGGTCTTATCATATTAATGCCAACACCCACACCGCCACCGTGTTTTGCTAGCAACATCATTTCTAGGTTCTTAGAGCCGATATCTTGGATACTATCCGCGACATCAATTCCAAAGCAACTAATCGGTAAGCCTCTGTCGGTACCGGTATTTGAAAGTACAGGAGAAGCCAGGTTAAGCCAACCTTTCCATATGTAATCAAAAAATACATCTGCAAGTTCTGGCTTATATAATCTTCGCGCAACTGTTTTAGCTACACGTTCGTAAGCATCTCTTGGGGTCTCGCCTTGCAGCAAGTACCCACCAGAGATTGTTTTTCTGTATACTTCAGTATCACCCCATGCAGGGTAGTCTGTTCCTTTGATCCATTCGTTATTCCAAGTCTCTACCATATGTCTTCAAAATCTTCTCCTTCGTTAGCTTTAGAATAGTCTGTCGGTCTGATCGCAAAGAAATCAGTGTGTGTTACACCACCTGTTAAATGGTAAAACCAATCTAATTTTTTGGCCGATCCTTCCACATAAGGGAAATAATTGCCAAGGTCAATATAACCAAGCTCAACAAGCTTTTCATTTGTTCTCTTTTTAATAAAATTCTTTAAATCTTCAGCGGCTATGCCTTCAATATCACCAGCCTCAAACATCTTATCTATATAATCTTCTTCAAGTTTTATCATAGTGGATGCGGCATCAATAACATCTTTCCGGCATTGTTCCATTAATTCAGCGTCTTCTTCGCACATATGGCGAAACAATTGACACCCCATCTTGCTGTGCAATGACTCGTCTCTTACACTCCACTTCATTTGCTGCCCAATACCCTTAAGTAAATTGCGCAGTTGAAAAGAATACAAAACAGCAAAAGCCGAGTATAGACTAACGCCTTCCGCGAATGCACTGAACACAGCTAATGATTTAGCTATGCCTAACTTATCTGTGCCATCGTATGCGACTAGATTATCAAACCTAGAGGCTGTTGCGGGCTCGTGTAAGAAGGCTTCATAATCTTCTAGGCCTAACGTCTCATTGAGGTAACTATAAGCTACTGCGTGGACTGTTTCTTGCGAGCCGAACATCATGGCCATTTGCTGTATTTCGTGCTTTGGGAACCAGCCAACAACTTTTTGTGTCCAATAATCAGACACGGCACATTCTGTTTGTGCAAAACCTAAAAGTATGTTACCTACTAAGTTTTTTTCCTCAGGTGTAAGCTTCTCGTTCCAGTCTTTAATGTCGCTTTGCATTGATATTTCAGTGTGCAGCCAAAATGCCTGCGCTTGCTTTAGCCAACCTTCCGTGTAATATTCTGGATATTCAAAAGGTTTGTACGCTACTCGTTCGTTAAATAACCCCATTAGCGTTCTATTTGAAATGCAACATCAAAAAACGGCAGATAGAACACGTGCGACGTCATATCTTCTGCGTGGTAAGTTCGGGCGCCTATTAAGACACCCGGATAAAAACCTATTGAGATAGCCCAACCTTTACTCTTTTCGCTCATATTTGTTTATTTGTTCTATTAGTTCTTTATAAATTACTCTGCCGCGTACATCCCACGACCACTTAATCCATTTTTCTATCTTTCGCTCTGCGTACTTTTTCCTGGCGACTGCTTTTGTTTCTCCAGGATCAGTTGAATTGTCTCGTCGCATTCTTTCTGATTTTGTGGTTTATACAATGTGAACGGCTCTAGTTTGTTTTCAGCTATATGCTTTTTGAACAGCTTCCAGCGCATTGGGAATGATTCGTTAGCTCGTCCTTTAGTCTCAATGATAAAGTGCTTGCCTACGAAATCGGGGGTGTACTTAATGTTGAGGATTTTCTTATTTCCTCTATTAGTAAATTCGCCCTTACCGTTCCCCGTGCGCTCGTAACTTTCAAATGGGAAATCAAATGCTTGTTGCAATTCGAATGTTTCTCCTTCATATAATGCTGCTATTTTAGCTTTTCGTAAAGCCATGTACATATACTTTTCAAGCCCTGAGGCAAAGTTGATACCGTCATACGATACCTTCTTTGCTCTCACTGGTCCTTTCTTTCTACTATATTTCTTTTTCATATTACTCCTCGGAGCTCTGTGCTTCATATGTTTCTTTGGCTTTTTGTAAATACAAGACTGCATCCATGAGTTCTTCTTGTAAGTGATTAAGCCAAGCAAGCATTTCACTAGGATCGTCTTGCAACGTTACGCCGTACTTTTCAAAGCCGACATTTGATCGACCCACAAACTTTTGGCATACACGGCGTACAACTGGGTCACGGAATTGCATTGGCACGATAGTATCGTGTGATTTTATTGGATTCATAGTGTGCTGGTTTTAGATTGTAAGTAGTCAGAGAATGCATTGTTACTTGGCATTGTTTGTTTTACAAACGAGCCGTTGACCATAGAACCACGTCTATTAGAGATCTCATCGTAAGCAGACTCAATGCAATCTTCAATACGGACGCCTCCAAGGTGGGCAAGGTTGGTGAGAACAACAACGCAATCACCAATAGCATCAATAAACTCCTCGTTATCATCCCTAAGTACAGCTTGAGCAAGCTCTCCTGCTTCTTCATATAATTTAATTAATTGTGTCTTTGTATCGCCTTTAGCGTATATACCCCGATCATCTGCCCATCTGCGGATATCGCCAAATATAGTTTCACCAAAGTCTTCTTTTGAATGCACGACACTATTGTGGCGAGTTTTGTCAAATTCAAACATAGCCTTGTTGTAAATGTAACAACGCTCATTGTTGAAGCGTGATGTTAGTGCATTGTCAACAATCCACTTTACTAACGGCTTGTCTATTGTAACGCGATGTCCGTGCGGTGTTACCCAACTTAAACCTATGTTGTCCATAAGACGACCTTTTAGTTTGTTTAATGGTACAGGGAATGTTGTTGTTTGATCGGTAATGTTTACTCTCATTTGTTTTGGTTTAAAAAGGTTTTTGTATAATTCAGTGTCAACTCTATAGCCGTAAGACTTTTGAAGTTCTATCTCCAACTGTGATATCTCGTCGATATCTTCACCCGTAAATAGAACTTCGTATTCGTCTGGAGCGTAGCCTTGCTGCTCCGTTACTCTCTTATTAAGATTACGTGTTACGCCTATTTTTTTACCCGGTATGTGATAAATATAGTATGTCATTTTGTCTTATTTGCCAACCGATAGCGGTGCTGGTATCGCGGGCTTTGGGTTGTAGTTTTTAATGGTTATATCGCTGAACTCCGGAATGATCACCTCGTTGTGCATTGTGCTATACATGCCCTTGGCTAGTTCAAGCTCAGGCATATGCGCTGGCTGTACTCTAGCTAAGTATATTCTAGCTTGCTCTAAGTGATCGTTGTACAAATGGCAGTCGCCAAGTTGTGCAATTAGTTTGCCGGGTTTTAAGTTGTTGCCTTTGGCAATCATTTCAAGTAGCAAACCGTACATTGCAATGTCATAAGGCAAGCCTAAGAATACATCAGCGGAACGTTGTTGCCACATTAAATCAAGTTGCCCGTCGTTTACATACAGCTGAAAGCCATAATGGCACGGTGGTAATACCATATCAGGCATATCCGCGGGGTTCCAAGCGTTAACAATCATACGACGTGATGTTGGGTTGTTTCTCACATCGTCTAAAACATTAAACAACTGGTCTACGCCGTTAAAGTCTCGCCATTGTTTGCCGTATACAGGCCCTAGGGTCTCATCAGAGCGTCCTGAGCGATCGTAATCAGCATTCCAGTATGTAACGCCATTATCGCGAAGATATTGCATGTCAGTGCGTCCATTTGCAATCCATAGTAGTTCGTGAATGGCCATTTTGTGGTACACACGCTTGTTAGTTAGCAAAGGAAAACCTTCACTCATATCGTGCACAAGCATTCTACCAAACACTGAGCGCGTACCTGTACCTGTGCGGTCGTCTTTATGTGGCGCAAGTAGCAAGTCCATGATTAGTGACTCATATTGCTTTTCGATGTTTGTCATAATAGTATTTATAGTATTTGTAAATTTGCGGCCATAGCTCTTTAGCATGAAACGTTTCAGGGCTACGGCTTAATCTTCCCTGTATTATAATATCAATATAGAAGTATTGAGGGTTTGTTTTAACTTTTTCAGCGGCTAACGGTCCAATGACTATATTGTTCTTTAAGCACCAGCGCATAGCCTCAAATTCTTCAGGTGTTCTATAATAGTTACCAAAGTCTGTTTTCTTATTTTTGCTTTTGCCGAATCCACTGCCCATTATTCCCAGGGCATTTTAGCATCGAGCAAGTCTGCTGGGTTATCTATAGACAAATAGTCACCAGAGTCTGGTTGCCATTTAAAATGCGCCTCTGCACCATTCTCTCCAAGGTTTTGAAACTTAACTTTAAGCACTTTGCATTTAACAGTCTTTGCTTCGTAGTCTCTGTGAACGAGTAAGCCGTGGTAAGAAGCGTCGTACCACTCGCCGCCGCCTTTAATATTGTACATAGTTGGTTCCTCAATCTTACCATTTGCATCTTTATACATCTTAGTAGGGTGAGCAACAACAATAACGAGCACGTCGTACTTCTTAGCAAACGTTTCTATCTTCTGCAAATACTCAAGAGTATATACATTAACATCGCCTGACTGGTCATTTGATCGTACTTTATTGAACGGGTCAATAACCAAACACTTAATGCCTTTACGCTTTACTAGCTCAGCACCTTTCTTTAATACTGCTTCAAGCGTGTAGCGTTCCATGTCTATATGGAAGAAGTTAGTATTGCAATGGTCGGCTATTTGGTTCCATCTATCGCTGTATATATCAGCCGCGGTTGGCATTCCACCCCAGCATTTACGCATTAGCTTATGCGCATGCAAATATGTTGGTTGGTTTTCGGGTGATGCAAATGCCGTTTTCCATTCATAGTTGCGGTTGTAACCAACAACCATTCGGTCTACAAAATCCGACTTACCACTGGAAGGTATGCCTGTAACAGTAATAAACTGCCCAGTGTAAGTGCTGAAGATATCATCGAAGTTACTAAGGCCAATCTGAAAGCCGGGCTTAAAGCCATTGCGAACAAAGTCGGTGATTTCGTCTTCGATATCACGGAAGGTTGTAACGTTTTCAAGCGGAACGGGCTTTGCATTCGTAATTCTAGATACGAGTTTTTCTGGTCCATGCTTTATTAAATATTCATTAGCGTCCTTACAGTCATCAAACGTAGCTAAAAAACAAACCTCGGAGCCTAATCTACGAATAAGTTCGGTTTGTAATGCAACTCCCGCTTCGTCTGAGTCAGTAGCAAGTATGATTTTCTCTTTATCTTCAAAGTAATCAATACAAGCATCTAAGTAATCTAAATTGTTAGTATTAAGTGTAGCGCCGTTAGGTACTGATATTACGTTACTAATACCCGCTTCGTGCAGCGCTAGCACATCCATTTCTCCTTCTACAAGGATACAATACTCGTAACCTACAATACTATCTATATTGTAGAATACTTTTTCGGCACCCTTATATAATTTAAAGTTCTTTCTCCCATCACGATACTTAACGTTAATTAAGTTATCGCCCATGAAATAATTGAACTTTATAACATTCTCGGCTTTACCGGTCTGCGGCATATATTCACTGCCTTCAGTAACACGTAGCTCGTGTAACGTTTTGCGGGATATACCCCTTGTCTTAAACCACTCTTCTACTTTGCTACCCACCTCTTGAACAACAAAGGCTTCAGGCTTGACATATGTCTTTTCCGAAGTACCTTTGCGCTCGTAAGTGTGTAACTGAAATGATTTATCACAGTTATGACAAGTACCGAGACCACGTTCCCAATCGTAAGAAGCACATTTTTGCTTCTGGTTCTCGGGTTTTCTTGTAGAAGAACACAGAGGACAAGTCCCCTGCGTTTTACCTTCATCAAGACCATGCTGATTGAAGTTGTCAATCACAAATCCATTGATCTCTACTGTCTGCATTATATTAAATTGCGGATTTAATTAATATTAATCCTCTACTGAGGTTACTTTTCCATCTTTATCGTACGAGATGTGTACGAAATCTTCTTCGTACATATGATTAAAATGGTAGATCATCGACAGGTGCTGCTTGCGGTGGTGGCGGCGGCGCCATTCCTCCTGGTTGATCGGTTCTGGGTGCAGCGTCTACGTTTTGACCGTTAGACCACACGACCTTTGCATTACCTAAATAAACCTTCGGCATCTTAGCCTCACGTTCTTCTTTAGACTGCTCAATGATTAGCGGTCCTTGATTACCAAACTGGTCAACTTCGTCGTTGAGCGTAATGGTTAGCGGTAAATACTTACCTTTCTTTCCTTCGATGATCTTTGATTTGTCGATCATGTTGAGGTTGATACTTGCTTTAATAATTGATGCCATACTTATAATGTTTGGTTAATAAAATAGTTTCTTGGTTCAAATTCTGGGTTGTCATAAAATAACTTGTAAGCCTCAATAGCGCGTTCGACTTTTTCTTTGCCACGTTCAATGAACTGTGGTGAGCAATCGAATATACCTATTTGATGCGTCTTCTTATCAATCGCAACGAAGACCATATCGTAACCGAATATCTTTTGGTAGATATACGCTTGGCTGTCGTAGTTGTACTTCGAAGCCGACCATCTGAAGTCGTCCAGCTTAGCTGTTGTCTTCAAGTCAACGATTAGTCCGTCGTCACGGTTGATAATATCCGCTTTGCCTTTCCAAGCAATACCGTCGATTTCTGTGATACCTGGTAATTCGTATTCACCATCGATCGGTCCGGATCAAGCCTCGACATACATCGTTAGCGAGTACTTTGTCGATCATCACTTCAAGTTGGTCAACCTCATGTTGCAGCAAACACATTTCGCCGTTAGAGATTTCTTTATACTTTTTAGTGTTTCTCGTCGAAGACTCGATAATCTTGTACTTCTTGAGCTTGTTTGGTTCGAGGATAGCGGTGTGAAAGTAACCGCCAACCAGGAACGCTGGTACTTGTTCTCTCGGTTTGCCAAGAGCTAATGGATCTCGAAGCAACGTGGAGATGTCACTGTTACTTAGGAATTGTTTACCAAAGTTCCCGTAGTAATGTTCGTCTTCACGCAGCTTGTCAATCGCTTCTTTGTCTATCATAATGTTGTTAGTAGTTTCTCAACGTCAGGGGATAAGTCATACTTCGCTTTGATAGCATCTAACTTACCCCCTCCTTTTACATACTCCATTGCCTTAGTGAATGCAGCATCCGATGATGAGGTTATCTTAGCTTTTGGTTTGCTAGCTTTGCCGTGGCTATTACCAGCGTCAGAGTCTTGCGTGTCGTCGATAAGGAATAGATTGCCAAGGGCATACTTTTTCCCGTACGATGATGCTGAACCGAACTTTTGAGGCATTTGCATACCTTTCTGATCGAGGTCAACACCAACGACAGCTGTGGCGTGTATAGCACTTTCGCCGTCGGTCACTGTGGCTTTGCTCTCCACAATAGGGAAAGGCTCGGCTGCAATGATGGACTCACTGACTGTTACACTAACTCCTAACTCTAATAGATAGGGCTTTGTAGCTTCTAAGATGTCTTCAGCACTACGAAAGTAGTACTTACCAAAGGAATTGTAACGCGACTTTTTGGATTTGAACTTGGTTTGAATAGTCGCAAGTTTCTCATTTAAGGTCATAAGGTATGTGGTGTTTGTTATTAATATAATTACACATATTGTATATTAGTTAATTAGTATTAAGTGCTTAACTTACATAAAATCAAGCACTTGGGAAGAATCGGTGTTCGCTATTAATGTGTCAATAGCATCCTTCTTTATCTGCGATATACGCACATTAGCAGTAGATACACTGATGCCTACGCGATTTGCAATCTGCATTGCTGGTATCTTAGCTTCATCAAGACCGTAAGATAAGCGTAATACATCATACTGCACTGGTGTTAAATGCTCACGCATCAAACCTAACAAATACGAATTCATTAAACCGATATTGTACGGCTCGGTGTTGTCTGCTATTTGGAATATAGGATTTTCGTCGTCAGCATTAAATGCATCGATACTTGAGAACACACTATTGAAAAACAAAGCAACCATAGCTTCGTCTTCCGGGTTCTTGCGTATCTCATTAAGCTTATGCTCGGGGATACGTACGTCGCCTCTATTAATATCAATAGCGCGGCGTATCGCTCCCTTTATTCTTTTTGATAGGAATGACTTGATTGTTTTTTCAGGGTCTTCAGAATCAAGTATTTTGTCCCAGCTGATTTTGTCAACCGCTGCAACTAAACCGTAATTGCCTTCCTGTATTAAATCATTGATGCTCATAACGCCGGATGCTTGGTCTGATGTAGAAAACTTACGTGCTAAGTTCTCAACCAATGGCATAAACTGCGCTACAAGTTGATCGCGTGACATATCGCCCCACTCTAAATTTTCATTACGCAAGAGCACCGTCTCTAAATCGTTTTTGTACCTTACGTAATTTTGTATGTTATATTTTTTCATTATAGTTCTTGGTTAAGCAGTTGCTTTTCTTTCTTTAGTTCATTACCCATATTACGATGCACTGTTCGTGTAGAACAACCGAGTTGCTCAGCAATCGCTTTAATGGTTATCTTCATACCTGCATCGTGCATAAACAACATAGCGTCATATATTTCTGCAGCGGTAAGCTTTTGTTTACCTACCATAGTTCCGACTATACTAAGCTTCTCACTCATGGTTAACCCAGAGTTGTCGTTGAATATAATCTTTCTTACTTTATTAGCGGGTGGTCTCTCTAAATCTTGCATGGATACATCGTATACTATGCTTTCCCGGAGTGATGTTGATATATTAAATGTTACAAACCCGTTTTCCTTATCACATATAAATGCAGCGAGGTCATTAAAATCATCTTGATCGAGGTTATCATTAAGATACCATAAAACATACAAGTGCCACTTCAGCGATTTGTATGTGTTTATCTTGGCTTTCGTTTGGAACAATGCATAACACTCATGTGTACCTTGCTCGTAGAAATTACCCCACTCAAATTTAGCTGAGGGCTTGTCGCTAATAGGATTGCGTCTATATATAATACGCTTGTCATTAAGGTATTTCATATTTCGTTCATATTGTGACATTAGCCTGTTACTATATTATTATAATTAGCTACCGTCGCATTCTTCCGAACCTAAGGTTGCATATATAACTTGATCATCGTTTTTTTGAGCAAGCTCATTCATTACTTTAATTAGGTATTGGTTACATACAGCTGTTGGCATATCTAGTTATTTTAGTTTCGTTAGCATTAGCTACGGTATGCTTTTCAGCTTCGTAGTAGTTCCAGTAAGCGTCAACCGAGCATTCTGATTTGTATTCATCAGGCATGCATTGTGGTGGTTGTTGCCATTCTTGAGATGGAATGCCAGGCGGCAAATCCATTAACGTATTGTAACACTTTTCAATTGTCAAGTGCTTCTTACCATAGCGTCGTGTGTACTCGTTTCCGAGTGCAATCATATGTTCATATAGCCAGAGGTAAGCGAGGTCGTTAGAACGCGCCCAAATAGCTGACGGATGGTTTTTATGCGTTGCTTTGTATGGTACATCATGGTTACCCAACTCGTGGTGCGCTGTGCATAACAACTGCGCAGACTCAAGAATCATCTTGACTACGTGTTTATTGTATTGCACTCGTGCAGCTTCATCAGGATCGTGGCTTAGGTAAAATATATTCATCGTTCTTTCTTATCTAAATATTCAAGTAACTTCATTGCAGCACCAAGTGTTAGCTGGTCGGTCTCATACATGCGGTAGATTAACTTCTTCATGATATCATCTTTATAAGTTTCAATCGGCGCTCGTACTTGCGGATTAGCAATGCATTATTAGTAATAGACTTCTGCAGTTCCTTGTTCCAACCTGTGCGCGACGCTTGTATAGAGAGATTAATACACTCTATGTGCAACGTACTCAGGTAGTTACGCAATCTTTTGATGTGCTTATAGATTCGTATCATGCGCTAAACTTTTTTGTACAAGGAAAGCTTTTTCTAAAATACCTGCTTGCACTTGGTTAAAGAATTCGTATACACGATCGTGTACCTCCTCCATCATAATATCCATTACCTCGTCGTATTCGTTATCGGTATGGCCTAGCATATTGTAGTCGAAGTTGTCCTCAATCCAGTTGTGCATTTCGTCTACGTCGCTAAAGAACACACCCTCTTTCAAGGCTTCCTCAATAACTTCAGATGCACCTTTGCGCACCAGTTGGTCTTTGATTTGTGTTGATGTCTTATTCATAGTTTCTAATTGCTTTAAATTGTGGGTGACGGTAGCTATTTGCTTTGGTACGCTCGAAGTAAGTGAACGTAGCCGTCTTGCCAATGTAGTGGTTAATGTTTTCAAGGATTACTCGAAGGTCAGCATGTGTAAAGCCTTTACCCGGTGGGCAGCCGAACTCAATGCCAGCTTCGTCACGCATGATAAACTTACCGAGTGTGCCAGCACGTTTGCCTTTGCCTTCAACGTGGCCAATGATCGTAGCTTCCTTGTCGCTGAAGTCTTTGAACTTCTGCAGGTTGTAAGAGCGCTTGCATTCGTATACTTTGTTGAGACGAATGATAGAGCCTTCGAAGCCGCCAGCGAGGTTAGCGTCGTGTATAGCACGTGCTTTTTCGAGTGAATCAACACGCAACGTTACGAGTGGAAACACGTGGTGCGCATCTGCGCCGGGAAAGAAGTCACGTAATAACTCGTGGATAAACTTACTGCGATCGATAAATAATATATCATTGTCGTCGTCAATAATGTCGTACCAGTGAAACTCGACTAGCGACTTGGCTTCACTCCGGTCATCATCAGTAGGCTTTTGCTTTCTGACGAGCGAAATGATTTTCTCGAAATCGTTTTTGAGGGCGTGGTTGTATAGCTCGCCGTCAAGGATAAGATTTGGGTAGTCGCTAAATAGTGGTTGTAATTCATTTTCAATATGTTTAACGTTCATAAATTGTTTACCGGTACGTGAGAACGCGCCGTCTTTAGTAAATAAACAACGTACGCCGTCAAGCTTTGGTTGAATATACACTTGCTCTGAAAAATCTATAGGCTTGATACCTGCTTTGTATGCGAGCATTGGTTTAATATTCATAATTATTTGCTTTTAAGTTTAGTTATTTTTTGGTGTATGGTCGCGGCTAGCTCAAACTCTTCGTCATCGATAGCTTTACTAAGCATTTCTTCTAAGCGTTTAAGCTCGTCTTGCTCGTTCGGCATTTCGGTTTGTACAAGAATTTGAGTTTGCCACTCAGTCATGAACTCTTCGTCGAGTTCAGCTTGGCGCTCGAAGATCATATCAGTGATAATCGAGGCCAGCTTGTTCATCTCGTCCTCAGTCATTATACACGCTTAAAGCTAAACGTGTTGATGATGTAGTTGTTGATGAACTTACCTTTACTCGCAGACTCTTGCAAGCCGTGGAATGTAAAGCGCGGTACACGAGTATATTCGTACTTGCTGCCGTTAGCAAAGGTAAGTGTTAAAGCTTCGTTACCGTAGTTGTAATCAGCTGATTGAATTGCTTCTGAGTTGACGTTGACTGTTGCATCAACGTTTGATTTGATAAATGTTGGCATATTAATTGTTTTTAGTTTATTATATTATCGGTTAGTGTTCGTATTAGTTTTGTAAATTAGT